GTTGCCGCTGACTGGTTTCCGGTGTTGGTTGCCGCTGACCAGTCTCCGGTGTTGGTTGCCGCTGACCAGTCTCCGGTGTTGGTTGCCGCTGAGCAGTCTCCGGTGTTGGTTGCCGCTGAGCGGTTTCCGGTGTTGGTTGCCGCTGACTGGTCTCCGGTGTTGGTTGCCGCTGACTGGTCTCCGGTGTTGGTTGCCGCTGACTGGTTTCCGGTGTTGGTTGCCGCTGACCAGTCTCCGGTGTTGGACTTTTTATCATCGTCCCAGTTAACCTGATCTTTGATGTATTCCACACCGGCTTTAATAATTCCGGCAATTCCGATTTCTGCTTTAATAGAAATCTTCTTTCCTACTCGTTTACTGTCATCAGACTTCTGGTCGTTTGCGTCCAGCTCGACTTCGCAATATCTGGAACCAGCCGGCGCATAATCTCCAAATACATCCAACGGATTTTCACAAGCATGAAATCCAGTATCGCAAATCTCAGCTCTTTCTTCTTCATACTCCTTGCCGATTTCATACTGAAAATTACGGCATTTTAAGTCTTTGTCAAATCCCTTATAGCATTTCATTTTTCCTTGTCCTCCAAATTAAGTCCGAGTATAGCTGCGCAAACTTCTTTCTTTAAATACGTATTTGCTTCGGTTGTGTTCAGGTACGCTTCAAATGCCTTTAATCTGCCTACCAGCTCTGCATACTCCTCGGCTACGGTCTCTGCTCTGAAATCCATCTTATTTTCTTTCTCCATCGCAATCCTCCTCACAATACGGACATTTGTTGTCCATCAAAATTTTGTTTAAATGGTCAGTTACTTTCTTCACATTTTCTCCCTGCTGACAACCGCCCTCTACAATGCTGTACATATCAAACTCTCTTAATGATTCTTTCTTATATATGTTGATGTGCAAGCTGCATCCGATCTTGTAGTTTGCAAAATGAAACGCTACCGTTCTGCCGGTTTCTTTCTGAACTCTCCTGCACAACTGGTACAGTTCATCTACGGTCTTATCAAATTCATTTATCTTCATCGAAAAGCCCTCCAAGTAAATCATCAAATAATGTTTTTACAACTTCTTTGATTTTTTCTTTTTGAATAGTTTTAAATTCTTCTTCGTTCATCAGTCCGATTTTGACCGCTTCGTTAATCTCCTGCTTCACAGATTCCTCTGTTTCTTTGCCATTTTCCATAATGGTTTCCTTGATTCCTCGAACGATAACAGCTAAGTCAGCTATTAATTCTGCTTTGCTGCCCTTAAGTGTGGTTTCTCCCATTTTGTCTCAATCATCTTTCTTTTCCTCCGATTTTTTTAATTTCATCCGGGTAAATAACCACGAATGATAAGATAAACATTACGATTGCTACTGCAACCGGCTGTGATGCACTGTCAAATCTCCAGAACGGCAGGTACGGTGACATACCGCCGATCAGAGCTGACAAGATTAATGCTTTTGCCATTTTTATATCCCTCCGTTTTTTTATGTGGTATACTCTCATTATGAAAGGAGGTGTTTTTATGGATAAGTTACAAATCGCTCATGATCTGGCTGTTGCTAAGGTATGCGCTGAATTACCGGGAAGCCTGGACAACTCTCATATCTGCCAGAGATACTTCAAATACCGCGCAGAATTTGCTGATCTTCTGGATTCCCACGATGAAGATTACTTTCTCAATGAACTGGATAAAGAAAAAGTAAATAATTGTTCTCCATCTCGGCGCTACTTTTAATCGTTAGATTTTTCCCCTGATGTGCTCTTTGTTGTTCTGCCAATATAGAGCACATCCTCAAGGGAAAACTGAATTTTGTTATTAATTCCGTTTTCATTCCATTCGTATTCAACAATTGACTGTTTGTCGAAATTAATTTTTTCATACACCTCTGCCGGGACACGCAACGTCTCTCCGTTTTTAAACTTGATAATTGTTTCATCGGCAATCTTCATTTAGATCATCCCCTCTCTTATATTTATTCTTATGAACTCTTTTCACCTTCACCTTTTTCTTCCGCTTCTGCGTTTTGAATGAAGATTTCTTCCCAGTGAAATGCTTGAAGTCGTTCGGCTGGCTCATGTACGTGTTACCTCTTTTATAAATTCGTACAACGCCTTGTAAATTGGGGCTTCATTCGGAAGCTTACGAATCATTTCGATAATCTTATTTTTCTTTTCCTCTAACGCCATATTCTCAAATTCATCAAGTTCTTTTTTATTCATCCTGCAACCTCCTGTCCCAGAAACTTATTCACGAAATACAACTGTCCTTTTCCGCTAACTTTTGTCGTGCGTGTGATTCTGACCGAACCATCTGGATTCTGGACATTGGATTCTTTGATTTCGAATAATCCCTGCTCAACGTATTTCTGCTTCGGCATATTTCGTGAGCTTCCAGAAACCATCAGGTAACCATTGTCTCTCATCCACTGGAATAACCGCTTCTGCCCTATTTGGTATCCGTTCTGGCAGATAAGTTTTGCTAAGTCTCCGATAAGAATTGATGTATGACTTGCAGATACCGCATCTGCGAAGATTGTTTTTGGCCTATCAGCTTCGATTTTCTCCACAAGAGACTTATTTGTATCTTTCAACTTCGCAATGGTCTGGTCTGCCATCTTCAATGCTCTGGCAAAAATTTGTTCTGGCGTGTTCCATGCTTTTTCGAGGTCGATGAGACACTGACGACATTCTTTTCCTTTTTCAGTTCTGCTCATAAGGCAAATGTGTTTTGCCATATCTACTGACAAGGAATAGTCCTGTATCTCTCTATGTGCCCCATTATTTACAACCGTACCTGAAAGTACGCTTGTAAAATCTTCATTTTCAATAAAGCCCTGAGAGTTTGCTTCAAACCATGCCGAGAATCTTTTGCTAACCCCAAGGGATTTATGAAGTTCTCTTGCTGACACTGACGGTTCTTCTCCGTCATAATTAATTGATATTAACTGTTCCGTCTGTATCGCTCCTTTCTTATAATTCAATTCAATTGAATTTATTGGGTATAAAAATAAAGTCCATAGGGATTCCAGAAAGTTCACTCATTTTTCTAAGCTGTGATAATGTTGGCTCTGTTTTCCCTTTTTCCCAATTAACTACTGTTACATTGGAAATACCGAATATTTCAGCCCATTCTTTCTGATTGTATCCCGCGTTCACACGAACGGCTTCTAATGAAATCTTTGGCATTTGTTCATCTCCTTTCTTAACTTCTGAGCCTATTATAATTCAATCAAAATGAATTGTCAACACCAAAATTCAAAATAATTGAATTAAGTATTGAATTTCTTTTAAATATGATGTACAATATAAAACGTAAGGAGGAAAAAGTACCATGACAGATGAAGAGCAAAAAAGAATTTTCTCAAACAATCTTAATAAGTACATTTTAAGAAGTGGGAAACAGCAGAATGAAATTGCCAAAGCCATCGGTGCTAAAGCATCCACGTTTAATATGTGGTGTAAAGGCAACTCAATGCCGGGAACTGGAAAAATCAGAGCCTTGGCAGATTATTTCAGAGTAGGAATGACAGATCTGACAGATTTAAAAGAAGACCAAGACCCAGATATTGAATTTGGAAATGTGGTTACAAAAATCGAGCAGTCAGACCCCCGTTTCAAAAGAATTATTCTTGAATACGATAATCTGCCGCCCGATAAAAAAGATTTGCTATGTGATTTTTTTGAGAAATTCATTTTCTAAGGTGCAAGGGTAGGAGTTATTTTCCTGCCCTTTCTTCCTTATAAACCCTTTTTACGCATCCGTAAATAAATTTTATCATTGATTCATTATGTATCTTCTGCACCATTTCAATAATCTCTTTCTTATAATCCATAAATAGCCCTCCCTGTCACAACTACCACCTACACCATAGTATATGTCCGGCTTGCGGGAAACAGAACCGAACATCAGTTCGTTTTCATCATTATACCACCTATGTTCCCTCTTGGCAACTGCCAAATGTACACATGAACTTTTCTTATTTCATAAGCAAACTTTGCAGTTCCAAAGAAAATTCTGCTTTCGCGAATATAACATCTGACATTGCAAATTTCCTTGTTCTTGCTCAACTCCTGCATCTGGACGGAATAAATTTGTTCCGCAGCTTCTTTTGTGATCTGCGCATCTCTGCGGTGGCGTTCTGCTATATCATGTGACGGTATATGCACCACACAGAATATTTCGTAAAATATCAGGATGAGTACGACTATCCTGTATCTGTTCTTTTCCATTGCTACCAACTCTTTCTAAAAATATATCACGCATTATAGCACAAACTTGCGTAATTTTTCTGGCAAGTGTAAAATCATGGAGTTTTTCTGCAAAAACAATCTATTTTTTTGATATTTTACTATGCACAGTTTGTATGAGGTGGTATAATATTGTAAAATTTTAACAAGGGAGTGGATTGTATGAGCAAAGGCGAAAAAAAGAAAGATTCAACCCTGAGTGTCATCTCCTGTATTCTGGCAGGTGTGGCATTCATTCTTCCGTTGCCAATTATCCTGTCGTTTCCTCTGGCTCTGGCAGGAGCAATTGTAGGATTGGTAGATATTGGCACAAAAAAAGAGGAATATAGGCATATTGGCTCATGGTTCGGAATTATTGTCGGAATCATTGAAGTAGTTTTTATTGCAGTGCAGTATATGAGATTTCTTTAGCAGAAAAGAGGGTTTTATGAAAAAGAGAGTTTGTGGAATTATAACGATGTGTGCTTTTTTATGCATTTCGCCTGTCAATGCCAGTGCTACTTCCTTTGACAACATTAATGAAATGCTTAATAAGATCAACGGCGAAGATGGATTTGTCGAAGCATCTGAATGTGTGATTGACAAAAACACTAAATCCTTGCATCTAAGCGTCGTTATAAGTGAGAACGTGCCAGATGATGAAGTTGGCACATTTGCTTCAAAGGTTTCCGGTGTATTGTCGGAAGCATCTCAGCAGGATTGGTATGATTATGATTATGTTACTGATGATTTCTATAAGAGTGGTTATGATGGAGTAGTTCTAACAAACGTTTGGAATTTCAAAAATGATACTCTGGCTTGCTCAATTTGGGATGATTCGCTATCAATCACGCGTCTTTCAGACGGAACTAAATTAAAAGAAGCTGTTTTAAAAAACGTGGAAAGCGAAAATTCTGATTCTCAGGAAAACGAATCTCTTGATGATACCGGCAGGCTAAATCCAGGTGTTTATATTATTGGCGAAGATATTCCTGCCGGAAAGTACACCTTTTCAATAACCGACGGAGCAGGAATTATCAGCGTATATGACAGCTACGATGATTATAAGAATGATGATTACGAACATTCAGAAGAATACCATGTCGCTTCAAAAAAATATAAAGAAAGTCTTGGTTCTGACTTAGAAAGCATTAATTCTTTGTATTCCAGTGAAATTGGGAATCTACCGTTAGAGAATGGAATGTGCGTAAAAATAGATACTGTTTCAGTTTTATATTTAGCGAAATAAACAAGAGGGGCAACCGCCCCTCTTTCTTTTGCCTGTCGTTCTCGCAGGCAGTCTCTCTATCCACACATCCTCCCGGACACAGAAACCATATTTTTCGAATTATGTCAAACTTTAATGCTTTACACTAACAATTTCAAGTGCTACACTTTGTTTGTGGGACAATAATACCACAAACAAAAAGAAAAATGTGTGTACTGTCAAAATCATGGCGTATTTTGACAAATTGAGACTACGAAAGGAGGGTGCGCATATGAGAATAGCCATATGTGACGATAACCAGCTTGAAGTTGACTTGTTTAAAGAGTGCGTATCGGGATTCTTACGGCGCAAAGGAGATTATCGCTATGAAATCAGCGAGTATTCAGCAGGTTATCCGCTTGTTGAAGATGTGAAAGAGGGTAAATGGTACGATGTAATTGTACTGGATATGATTCTGGAAAATGAGAACGGTTTGGAGATTGCGAACCGGCTCCGGGATATTGGATATGATGGAAAGATTATATTCTGGACAGCCGACGATTCTCATCTGCAAGAAGCATTCGACGTCGGTGCTATGCAGTATGCGGTTAAGGGCAAGGAATACGGTAGAATATACCGGGCTATCGACGAGATTCTGTCACAGATGAGGGACGAAACATTGACGTTCAAATTCCACAGGCAGATAAACCGGCTCAAATACGATGAAATTGAGTACGTCGAGAGTCAGGCAAGAGTTTGCCATATTTTCGCTACAAATAACCGATGTTTTGTGACTACTTGCAAGCTGAACGATCTGGAAGAAAAGCTGTCTGATAAGCGATTCTTGCGCTGCCATCAGAGTTATCTGGTGAACATGGATCACATCCAGTCGGCAGGAGATAATTTCATCATGGATTCTGGGGATGTTGTCCAGATAAGACAGAATGGGGCAAAAGAAATCAAAGAAAAATATGAAAATTACATAAGCTGACAACGAAAATGACCGCCAACCCGGGAAGGAGTAATTGGCGGTCATTTTTAATGTCACACTTAAAAATAAAAGGGTTTTGCAATACGAACTACTATATCGAACATATTTATTATAGCATTATAAAAGTCATATTACAACTGTCATTTAGAAATATCTGTAATTCTAGTGAATGTTCCTTTTGGAATAAATTCAAAAACGAACCCATCATCGTTCGGATAAGGGATGCGGATGAAGTACCATTTCAACCCTGAACTGTCGGTTTCTGTGTACTTCATCACCTCTACAACTGCACCTTTTTTCAGTTTTGGAAACATCTTTGACGGGCTGTTTTTGTTTGATTTTGTATAACATTTTGTGCCCTTTTTAATCTGCGCAATGTAGGCTCTAGTGTTCTGTTTTTTGGCTGTATCTGAGTCTGAAACTGACGTTGTATTTTTAACTAAACTGTAATTTGGAGTGCAGAATTTTGTCCCCGGAAGATTACTGTTGTAGTAACTTTTCTGGCATACACCACCACCATTTGCGATAATTGTAGAGTCACCAGAAGTATTTCCTTCGACTGTCCAGAACCGATCTCCTGACACTTTTATTACGATTCCAGTATGCGTAAATTCTCCGTTTCTGTAGAAAATAACAATGTCTCCGACTTTTGGATTGCTGTTCAAAGTAAACAAATCCGCCATTGTCGGGCAGTAAACGTATGGCCAGTGTTTCAAAAGTTTCTTCGCTGTGTCTAAGCCGAATGCTTTCATCATGCACCATGAAACGAATGCAGCGCACCATGGCTGCCCCTGATAAGATGGTTTTATATCTCTCCAATATTTTGTGTAATTGTTTTCTCCGGCATTTGCTGTCTTACTATCAAGCTGACTATTGCTTGCCTTTTCAAGATACCCAACTTCATTCTTTGCGATCTGGATTAATTTATCAATTGCGTTCATACCTGTCTCCTCACTTTCTGGAAAATATGTTTTTAGTGCGTCATAAACAAAATTCTGTCTGTCCTTATATGCTCCTACCTGATTCCCTGCGTCCGTCTGGCAGGCTGCATAGAGATTATCGAGCGTATATGGCTTCTGGGTCTTTGCCAGAATCCGTGTTACCGCCCCCTGCCCGCCTTGATGTCTAAAGTTCACGCACATGGCTTGCGCTCTAGCGTCCGTAACGCCCTGTTTAATGGCTTCGTCTGCATAGATGGCTAATTGTTCATCCATAAGGCTATCTTGGCATTTAACGCCCAAATCGGACGAAATAAGGGCAACTATAGTGTCGGCAAGTTGTGATATTCTGGAAATATTGAAGCATTCCCAATTAGCGGTCTGAACTTGTTCCAAAAGTCTGACTTCGTCTATCTTCTCCCACTGTTCCGGGTCGGCATCGTAAATTCGTTCCAAAAGTGCCTTGGCTTCGGTTCCGTACCACGCTCCTGCACCGATTGTAATTGCGTGTTCATCTGAGTTATTCGTATAGGCTTCCGTGAAGTCCGAATAATCCTGTTGTCCGTAAACCTGTCCGCCAGTTTCGACCGCATAAATAATCTTCCTGAGAACTGTTTTCTGTTCGTTTGTCATATCGCGTTGCTCCTTTCTGTTAAATATGCCTTGTAAGCTCCGTATTTGCCACTAAAATCAATTTTTATATGTTATTCTAGGATTTTATCGAATCGCACATAAAATCGCTATATGAGTCAAATACAAGGTTGCTAATAAAAATGGTTTGCCTTGGGCTGAAACGAGTTAAGAATGTCAGGGTCGAATAGTGCTTATTCGACGATTAATATATATCTCGTATATATATTAATTATATTCTTATTCTATTTCTTATTCTTATTCTATCGCGTTACATTGCGTTACTGGTAACGTTATTGTAACGTTACATTGAGATGTTATGTAAACGAAAATCGCTTGTTGACAGAATATTTATTTCTGGATTTTATTATTTTCTCAGATAGTTGATTTATTCTGAAAACTAACAAAATTTACGTTTACAAATTATTCATTTTTTATTTTCAATATAGTTACATTTTAGTACGTTCGGGACTGAGATTTTGAGGCTATTTCGGTGAATAAGGACTTATTTTGATTTTAAAGAAAAATGCGCTCTTATTTGCGATTCTGTGGTTCTTATTTGCAAAAATTAACATTAAAATAAGCAAAAAGAGCCGATGGATTGAGTCCATTTTGGCTTGACTCGTTCCGCTCGGCTCTGGATTCTTTTAAGAATCAGATGCAAATTTTTACGGTTTTATTATAGCATATTTGGGGCGATTTTACAATGGAATTTAGTGCTTTTAAGAACGCAAATATTCTTTCATGGCAGTAAGATTTTCCGCTAAATATGCTCCGTTTGTAACACCTGTTTCTTTTGCTCGTTGCGCCCATTCATCACCGTATATAGGTCCCCATGAACCATGCCCATCATCCCATGTCATCCAATCATATATTCCATCAATAGAATATATATTGTCACTGTCTATTATCAATGTGTTCTTATTTTGCTGGCTGACAGGTAATGGTGAATCCTGTATGTTAATTTGCGAACTATGCACATATTGTCCTTTGTAGGCATGATATTCAGCTATATATAAACGTTTATTAGGGTCTACTTCTTTCACTTTGCATCCCACGTTGAAAAGCCTATAATAAACAGACTTTCCACTAGAATCTGTTTCCTTTTTATCATAATAAGTGAACGCAACTTTTTCTATTTCGCCAGGTTTATAATATTGCAAAGTGATATAGTCTTCCATATACGGAAAATAAAATCCTACTTCGTCGTACTTAAAATATGGGTTAGAACCAGTGCTTAACCCTGATGTATGGTCATACGCAAGTTTCATATATAGGCTTTTGTCAAAAAGCCCTTTCTTTACTTTTTTCCACAATAGTGTATCGCCACCATATATAGCATTTGTGTCAGTGCCTGAAATAGGGAAATCTGTAATCTCCTGCCCGTTTGCAAATGCCCGATATTTCATTCAATCAGTCCTCCTCGTAAGTGAAATACAACGTATCTGCTCGGTCAGTTCCTGCGGCTACAAGAGCGTCGTAATCAGCTTTCTTGATTCGCTTTATGCACCTTAATTGTGCCTTTTTTAATTGCCCGGAAGTACTACCAGAATTGCCAGAACCGTCCGTAAAATCATCAATCATTGCCGGTGAAAATTCAGAATCCGAACCGTCCGTAAATTCTGCATAACTGATTGTCGGCATTTCTGATCGGGTGCGGTTGACAGTTGCGGATATCTCAGGCGTGTCTTTTCCAAGTTGTCGGCTATTGCTGTTGAACGGTGCATTATTGGCAGAATAGGTGTCAATCATGTCTGTAGCGCCGATTTTGAGTGTCCTGCTCATGATGTATGAATGAACGTACCATTGCAGTTCTGTAGGCTCCTGATCGTCGTGCTGAATCTGCTTCTTATAGTAGAGTTCGACTGCCTGCCCAACCATGTTCAGTGGGTTTCCCTGAACATCGGCGGTATATCCCTGCGCACGGTAATATTTCCGTAAATCTTGATTTACGAATACGCCATAGCAGATTTTCATAATCGGTTCAGCCCTTGAAATACCGCCATATTCATCTGCATCCCAAACGTAATTTAACCAGTCTTCATTTCCTACAAAGAAGCTGTTTCTGTTGTAATAGACATTATTGTCATATGCTTCCTGTGCTGTGTAATCGCCCTGCGTAAATCCAAAAGCTCTATTCGGGTCGGGGTCACAAAATATAACATTTGGGAACCAGATTCTGCCCTCTTTTGCGTTAAAACTTTTGAACGTATCAAGATGTATTTCTTCGTTGTTATAATATTTATAAATGTTCTGATTATCGGTAGTCTGCCCGTATCTGTAACTGTTCTGGCGAAGTTTCAGATACTCAAACTTGCCGTCCCTGTTCATCCATCCAAAACGGTCATTCTGCAAGCATAAATCTTTCAGAATATTTACTACGTTCATCTCGCTTGAGTTATTCGTATCAGGCACATAAGTGTCATCCCAATGCAGCTTTGTACTGACCTGTTCGAGCCCTAAAAACTCAAATAATTTATCTCTAAATTGCTTTTGAGTAAGCTTTTTCTTCTTATCAGTCGTCTGGTTTTTATACCATCGAGCAATGTCAGTATTTCGTAATTTATACAGATAATCGTATGCGATAAAATTACGTGTCAGGGAATTTGCTTTCCGCTCCGCACTGTCGATTTCGCCTGTGAAGATTTTGACTTTTGTTCCTTTTCTCTCGATGTAAACTTCGATTTTCCCAGACGGATAAAACTCTTCCGAAGTGCCATTGAACTGATCGTGGTGAGCCTGAAACGTTATCTGATTGCAGACACAACCGCCGAAAATGAAATAGCTTTCAGAGCAAATAGACTCCTGCAAAGTGAGTGTATTCTGGTCGATATTTTCATTTGTAAGGTCGGCAAATTCGCCATTAATCCAGTGTACCGTTACTTTTATTGGCTCGGTTTTCTCCTCTTCAACATCACCAGAGCCGTCGCTTGAACTATCATCAAATGGGTTCTTTCCATCGTTTGTGACTTTGATTTGAAAGCTATCAGAGCCGATAAATTTAGAAACTCCATTAGCTGTCACATTATAAGAAACAGTGATGGTTTTAGAACCTGCGGTGGAGCTATCGAAACCAGAAATGTCATAATCTGTGATTTCTTTCTCCGTTCCATCCTGTCTTAATTCTGCGACAGTCAGACCAGACGGGTCAAATGATTCTCCGATTTTGTAGTAAACTTTTGACGGAAAACTTGTAATTCGGATTCCGGCAGTATCTGCCACGACTTCTACGGTGAATGTTACTGTAAAAGTCTGATATGTGATTGTGATGGTCTTTTCGCCTGTCTCAGAGCTGTCCAATTCGGATACTGTATATCCGTCTGCCAGAACCTCTTTTGAGCCATCTGTCCAGACTGTCGAAACAACTAATCCTGTCGTATCTAAAGTTTCGTTTTTACGGTATTCCAATTTATTTGGAAGAGTTGTAATCTCTATCTTTGATATTGCAATAACCTCAATATCAAACGCAGCAGTTTGCTCATCATAAGTGATTGTTACGGTTTTTGTCCCTGCGCTTGACATGTCTGGATAGGAAATCTTATAGTCCGAAATCTCTGCTGATGTTCCATTATTGTATGCAGCTTTTACAACTAATCCAGAGCCATTAAAGTATTCATCTTTTTTATATTTAAGCTTTGATGGTAACGAAATTATTTCGATTTTCGTTGCCTTAATAAGCCAGTCTACAGTTGCATTTGTAGCCGCCCACGGCGAACCAGAAATAGAGTTTTTTACTTTATTAATTCTGATATTAACACCGCTTGTACCAGAAAAACCGCCGCCCCCAATGGTTTTAACATTCTTTCCAATATATACGGTTTTTAGTTTTGAACACCCACTAAATATAACATTTTCAAGTGCTTCTGTTAACGAATCGTCTGAAATTGTAAATGTTTCAAATCCGCAATTGGAAAAGCAATTGTTTGGAATCTTCTTTATATTTTTCGATAGTGTTATCGAAGATAAAGAAGAACATCCAGAAAATGCTGTTTCTAATGTTTCGACACTATCTGGGAGAACGACGTTATTAAGTGATGAACAACTACCAAAGCATCCGTTTGGAATGCTTGTAATTCCGTCACCTATAGAAACACTCACCAGATTCGTACATCTTTGAAATTGACCACTGCCGCTCCACTTTACGCTTCCACCTAAAGCTACAGTTTCAATAATGTCTTTCCCTGAAAAAGCACTATAATCTATAGTTCCGCCACGGATAGTCATATTTTTAGCTGACATACCAGCTATTCCAGTACCGCCTTGTGCAAAAACTACAGATTCACTACCCATGACAAGAGTTTCAAGTACAGAATTGTAAAAGCTATATGTCATATTTGTAAGCGTTGACGGAAGAACCAAATTTTTAACTAAGGGACAATTATTGAATGCTTGACCGGATATTGTTTCAAGGCCTTCGTTAAAAGTAATTTCCTGCAAATTTGAAAGGTTGTAAAAGGAAGAACTCCCTATTTTTTTCAATGATTTCGGAAAAACAAGAGTCGTTATCTTACTGTTGCCAGCAAAGTTTCCATTTCCAATCTCAGTCAATGTATTTGAAAATGAAATACTTTCAAGATTACTATTATTGTAAAAGACACCATTTGGTATTTTTGTAATTCCATTTCCAATATTTAATATTTTTATTCTTTGATTTAAACTAGATGGCGTATTCTGAAGCTGATAATATGGTAAAAATTCGCCAGTTCCCGTTATATTCATAACCCCTGTGCCGAGGTCAAACGTAATAGTTACATCATCCAAGTTTGGCGTTCCTGCTTGAGCCGAATACGAATCAAGTACAGCCACAGGAATTTCTGTAGTTACACCGAAATAATTTACAATGGCAGATTTTTGGCCAGCTGTTGATGTATCTGCTTGTGTAATTGTGTATCCGCTTTCTACACGTTCATCTGTAATTCCGTCATATGTTATTTCAATGTAAGAGACAGTAATATTGCTTTCATCTCCAACAAAATATGTGCCCGCTGAATAATTTGCACTGGTTATGCGCAATGGCCGCATGATAGTAATATCGAATACGGTTGTGAATGTTCCGTAAGAAACGGTTATTGTATTTGTTTTTGGAGAACTGCTATCAAAGTCAGAATATTCAAGCTGATCAGAGTTTAATGTAACTGTATTTCCATCACTTGTACTGGCAGATACTGTAATTCCAGCAGGGTCAAATTCTCCGTTGATATGATACTCTGTTTTGGTTGGCAGAGCCGTTACCGTGATTCCTGTCAGAGATTCTTCCAAAACTGTCACTTCAAATGTAGTTGAAATAGTTCCGGCAGTTACAGTTATTGTCTTTGTACCTGCAGAATTGCTATTAAAGCCAGAGATTTCATAACTAGATATTTCTACAGTGTTTCCATCGTTTGTTGTTGTGGTCACGATCATGCCTGTTGAGTCAAATAGCTCTTTTTGGTAATAAGTTGTCTTATTCGGCAAAGTGGTTACGGATATTCCTGTAATGGACATATCTGAATACTTTTCATAAGAAACTTCCTGCGCGCTTCCAGCGTTTTTGACAAGAATGTAAATTGGAACTGTAGAGCTGGTTGTTATGTTCAACGTTGTAGTGGTTGAGCCGTCGGTGATACTTGATGTACCAATGTAGGAACTGTTTATCGGAACCTGAATAACATTAATAAATAATGTCTGTCCTTCAATCAGGAATATTTCATATTTTAATGCGCTTGTTGCCGATGTGATGGAATAATGCGTATATCCCTCAACGCGAATTTTGAGGAATTTCTTGCCAGAATCCAACACACCTTCCTGCCGATAAATGTAATAAACTGCGCCGTCCCTGCGGCAGATTTTGAGTTGTTCGGCGTTTTGCCCGAACCCGATGAAATTGTTTCCAGAAACATATATGGTACTGGCAGTCTTGCCTGCATAGGTAAACCAATCAACACCTGTGACACTGACTACATCATCATCGTGTTTCTTGTTGTTAACAACAGCAGTCATCCCGGCCGTCGTATTCAATAAACTGTCAAAAGATACTGTATCTGCCATAATCATCCTCCCGTCTATAAAATAAAAGAGCACATGAGCTGTGACACCCATGCACTCTGGTTGTTAGTATTCGATCAGTGCAATTCTGATTTTATTGTACAAAATGTTATTTCCTACAACTCTGATAGGTTTATACTCAATATCGGGCATATAAAAAACACCTGTTTTGTAGGCGTTTTCTTCATCGTCCCAGTATGTAACTTTGTATTTCCGCTGTGCCTTATTGACTAAGCCTGCTTTGAAAACAGACTGCATCTCAATTTTATCTGGTAACCACATAGGGCGCGTGTTGAAGTCTATTTTAGTCTTAAAATTCGGGCTTGTGTCCCTATGCAAGAGATTGTTCAAGTCCCTGTATGCTTCTATCTCTGTTCTCTGATTCGGGGTTGCGGAGTAATCATTGTAGGCTAAGAATTTGTTCGGGAGAACGCTTCCCCCGAACTTTAAAAAATAACCTTGGAAACTACTTCCTGCAATAAAGTCACTCATTCTATCACCTATCCTTCAAATATTCCGTAGCCATTACGGTTTCTGAACTGCTGATTTTCTTCTTTCAGATACCCAATCAGATGTCCGTCTGCGTAGATTGCCATACCGTTCAGGGCGTTTTTGACCGCCTGCCCGATCATCTGATTATTGTCAAACGTGTTACTGCTGATTGCCATGATTTCTTTTCGCATATCATCCACAAAATCATCTGTATCAACTGACATTCTGCTCTTTATTTCCTGATAGGATGCACTCTTTGTGATAATGTCTGCGGTTGGTGTATTAATTTTTTGCACTTCGGCGCTTATATTATTGATGGTGGATTCAACTTTCGGAAGCATATTCTGCATACCGAGTTGGAATCCCTCAACGGTAAATCCACCGAGTTCCATCATTACCTGCGACGGGCTATGAATCTTAAGAACTTTGCGGAACGTATTTGATATATTTTGTGCGATTTTTTGCACATTTGCATAAAGCTGTTGTGCCGCGCCTACGATTCCATTGTTTAAGCCAATAATAGAGTTCCAGCCGACATTATACAGGTTTCCAATGGAATTGCTGATTCTGCTTCGGATTCTTCCAAACCATGTGAACGACGCAGAAAAGCCCGGCTCTAATCCGTTTCGGAATCCTTGACCGCAGTATTCTGCAAGCTGCTTGAACCATCTGGACGGAGAGTGGGAGTCTACTGCTTCCTGTGCAGGGGCTTTTACACTGTTATTCATTAAGTCAAGAATCGAAGTCTTTGTGCTTTCTTTCTTCCCATTAATTCCAGACTGTAATCCCTCTGCAATGTTGCTTCCAAGGGTTTTGCCGCTTGATTTCGCAGTTTCTTCTGCGCCTTTCGCAGATGATTGAATTGTTGAGTTAAGCTTTTCAGTGACTTTACTGCCGTTCTGCTCAATCCCACTACCTACGGCAAGAATCTGATTCTTTCCGAGTTCTGTAACTAATTCAAAACCAGAATTGTTGTCCAGAACGCCGTTGATTGCCCCCTGCAGAGTTGAATCCATTGTGCTTTGCAGAGTACTTTCATAGTCAGAAATACCTTTTCCAAACTGCACCATCTGTCCGTTTGCCAAAGTATAGTAACCGTTATCATCCGGTTCTAATCCCTTTGCAATTTCCTGATAAATCTGTAATGCTTTTTCGCCGAGAATCTGTTTTCCATTTTCCCAGATGCCGCCCATCTCATCAATTGCGTTTGCCGTATCTGTTACCAGAGTTGCAAAGTCAACGGTCTGGATAAGCGTCTGGAATCCTGTAAGCTGTTCTGAGATATCCTCAAACGACACATTGTTAATCCGATCAGCCATATTTGAAAACTGATTAGAGGATGTTTCCGCTGTATCTCCAAGGTCTTTGACTGGTTTATTTACTCCTGATATCGCATTCTCGAAGTCCTCTGATGAAACCCCAAGATTATTAAGTTTAAGTTCGAGTTCAAATAATGCCTGTTCTGTGCTATATCCGTTATCTTTCAATTCGGAAAGGAATGTTAATAAAGGATATGCTTGTTCGCCTGAAATCTGGCTTGCGTGAACCAAACCTAGAATAGCATCTTCATATTCCTGAAATACCTTTAAATCATCCTCTGTAAGTTTATTACCGACTCCGAATATATCTTTCATCCATTCGTTGATAGCACCGGTAAAATCTCCTTTTTGATATCCGAATACATTATCTTCCAAAAACTCTCCAAAAGTTTTATCTTCGCCGCCGAACAGATTAACACTTATCCACTTTCCGAGGTTGAAACCTGCCATTGCAGTTCCTAAGACAACCATGCTGTCTGCGAATCCTGCCGCAAGCGTAGAACCAAGTCCAGAGCCAAAGAATGTCTGCAATGCACCACTGGCTGTGGAAAGAACCGTTCCTAACCCACCGAAGATTGTTCTGAGTGCGCTGATAGAACTGACTACATTGTATATATTTCGGGCAAACTTAATGCTTCCCCTTATAATAAAAAACCGTGCTAGAGCTTCGCCAAGAGCTTCTATCTGCTTATCGTCAAGCTTTCCTAAGGCTTTTGCGAAAGCATCTAAGACGCTTACTAATGTATTAATCAGTGGGGCACCAATATCGTTCAGCATTATATCGAAAAAGCTGATAAATCCATCTGCGAATCCTTCAGCAAATGGCTGGAATACATCCCATACATCGCCGATTGTTTTTATTAACGAATCCCAATCAATGTTTTTGATGAAATTCACAATTACGTCTTTGAGATTCCCGATTCTTGTCCATAACCCGTCCCAATCAACATCAATTACTCCAAATTTATCAAGTGCAGCAACGGTAAGGCCTAATCCTACCGCTATCGAAGCATATGGATGCGTTGCTAACATGGTGATTCCTTTGCCTATCGCTCCATCTTTGCCGAAAATACTTCCGAACCATGTAAGTCCTTTAAATGCTACAAAAGCTGTCAGGAGCTGCCCGAGGAAATATCCGATAGACTGTGCTTGCTTCGGTGAGAATGCTGCGATAAACTCTTTGAACCTGTCAATCAGATCAGGAAGTTTATTAACTCCATCTGCCGCCTTGTCAAAGAAATCATCGAAGAAATCAAGTAAGCCAGTTCCGACATTCTCAGCAAATGGCTCTAATACATCCCACAACTGCATAAGAGAAGCATTGATTTTGCCCCAGTTGATTTTCACAAGAAAATCGTTAAAAGCATTGATTAGTCGTGGTAATCCTTTTTCCCCAAGTGTCCACTTGCCAAGCGGAACTAAAAAATGATTCCAGAAATCTTTTAATGCTGTCCATGTGAAATCTCTGAGTTGTTTCAATCCATTGTCCCAGAGATTTTTCAGTGCTTTTGTGGTAGGTTCTGCGGCTTTTGCAAGTTTCTTAAATGCGTCTGTAACCTTATTAGCGAATGCCATAGCCTTATTTTCCATGGAATTGTAGGCGGCATCCCATTTCTTCTGGTATTCATTCAAAAGCTTATCAAGGGCATCGTTGAGGATTCCTGCGTCAATTGCAGATGTGTCAATTTTCGGTGTTTTAATTTTAGAATTTGCAAGGTCTGACAGGGAACTATCGTCTTTGCTCATAATTTCAAGTTCATCATAGGATGCGAGGAACTGTTTTAATTTTTTTGCACTCTTGGTTGCATTTTTCAGATTATTGTCTGTATCCTTTGCAGCATCATCTATGCCCGAAATTCCAGAATCGTCTATGGAATCAAGTGCATTCGAGAGATTTTCACTTCCACCACCGATAGAACCGAACATTTTTCCGATTTTGGTATCAACTCCAAGAAGCGAACCAATGTATGTCAAAAATCTCTGGAATGCGATCACAAGACCATTGATATATGGCAGCACTGCCGCTACTACAGGCATAAAGATATTTCCTAATGCTCTGGCACAGGATACTAAGTTTGCACGAAGTATACGTAACTGGTTGGCTGGCATATTTCACATTGTTACCGTAAAGGTTTTTTATCCCTTACTTCTTACGGTTTCCCGTAAGGTCGGCGTACATTTTCAACCATAAAAATAAGACGTATTTCTACGCCCTATGGTTGTCGAGCACTCTTGGGAGAATTATATTTATTCATCTCCTACGCTCTACGGTGCTGCATAACCTTTCGAAATCTATGCAGTTACCTCGGTATTGCCTTGTTGAGTTCTCATATAATCGTCATATTTTCTCCAATAAAATCCTCTGCATCTTTTGTTTAGCTTTAAAGCTTTATGTATCTGCTTATGAACCTTTGTAGGCTCTCCAAGATATCTCGCAGCTTCGGAACAATTTGGAAAGTGATTTATAATTTCCCAGTTATCGTTCAGCTGAATAATTCCATTTCCTGCCTGTATGCCTTTAAAACTATAATCTTTTCGAGAATCGTAATCTTCTTTATAAATCCATTGGAATCCACCACATCTATGAGATTTTTGAGTCAAACAAGATGATATATTTGATCTGCATAACCCGGTTTTTATGCTAGCTTCTGTAATAGAAGAAAAAGTTGCTATATATTTTCCACCCTGATCTAGTTGAATGATTGAACGCTGGCGGCAAGAATCTGCTTTTTTATAAGGAGCTATTTTGCTTTCCTTGCATTCATCTTTGAATCTCCATTGGAATTGTCCTGCACGCTCTGCTTTCCTGTTTGCGCAATGGCTAATGCAATGTGCATTCACACCGGTTTCTGCAGAAGCATGAGCGCAACTCATATATTCATTAATATAATTTCCGCTTAAATCAAACTGTAAAACAGGACGTGAGTTCCAAGATGTTCCTCCATCTCCGCCTAACGTTATATTGTATCCATTTGAATTTTGAAAATGTATGCAACTATTTAATTTCTTTATCCAATAAATTTCCTTTTCTATAATTTCTTTATCATCAATACCTGTATCAATAATTTCCCATTCAAAATTATCAATGCCATATTTTTTTAACGCTCGGTGAAAAGGAATGTCATTGTCAATATCATAGATATGTTCTTTCTTTCTCTTCTCAAAATTATAAGTTTTTCCTACATATATTTTTCCATTTATTTTATTGGTAGCCTTATAGACTATATATTCTTTGTTAATAGTACCACCCCACATTCTTTAGGAATATGGGAACTCAATTTAGGTTTCACCGATTTTACTCGATTTTCACTAATATATTGCTATATTAGGCGACAAGTGATAGCTCGCAGCCATCGTTTATCGTATTTGCCATATCCGCCCATGCGTACCGGGTGGAATCCAGTATTACTATCGTTCTCAGCATTGCCTTACTTGCCTGGTCCATATTAGAAACAGACGTTTGTATACCAAGATTTGCCGCATATTGCTGTAAGTTTGCCACACGAATGTTTGCACCATATTTGTCTACAGCACGGCTCATACCTACTAATCCAGAGGATAAGTTCTCATAAACTGTGCTAAAATCAAGATTCTTAACAGATGCAAGGTCAGCACCGATCATAGTCAGTGCATTCGACAGTTTTAATGCCTGTTCAGAAGTTGTTCCCATGGAGGACGACAACTGTGCAAACTGGCCTTGATAATTCAAGAGCATGGACGGGTCCATACCGAGTGATTTACCTGATTTATTTGCGGTCAAAATCGCATTATCAGAAACATCGAACCCAGACATTTTGGATGTAAGTTCTCTAGCTCTATTACTAAATGAATTTGCATAAGCTTCCGCAGAATCATAGCCTGCCTCTGACCAAGTTTCTCCTGCTTTATCTGCTACCTGGCGAAACGCCGCTTGAAAGTAGTTGTAATCTTCGAGAAAATTCATGGAACTTTCAATTGCGCTTCCAAATTTTCCAACAACAAATTTCAACGTCCAGAATTTCGCCACCAGAGACATGATGCTAGGCAAACTTTTCCTTGCCTTGCTTCCTACGTTTCCGACTGCATTGCCAAGTTTTCTGACCTTTCCTGTAGAAGCAGCCGCACCCTGTCCTAATCTGGAAAATGCGCCTGCGGTAGACCTTGCCGCTCTACCAGCATTTGATCCAGAATTTGCCAACTGAGCAATAGCCTGAGTCATTTGAATTGTACTGCTACTGATTCTAGGAGCGGTACTCATCGTCTGGAAGAATGATTTTAAGCTATTTGCCAGATCATTAAGCTGAGTTGCTGTCTTTCCAGTTTTATCTCCTGCATTTGCCAACTGAGATATTGACTGAACAAATGTATTAATTGGCTGAGAAATATTGCCTATTCCAGAGAATGAAACTATGATTTTTCTAAGTTCTTCACCAAGATTTGGAAGTTTTGATGTAACTGCATCAATAGAGCTGCCTGCATTCGCCAATCTTGCCAACGAAGAAATAAACCGGTTCACGTTGTTTGATACGTCTGGAATACTGCCAAGCGTGGATAGCTCAGAAATCATGCTCTGAATCTTTCCAGACACATCACCTGTGGAATTTAATGTTTCGTTCAATCTGCGGATTGCATTTACGAATGAGTTTAATCCGTTGTTTCTCAAGTTCAGGCTACCGAGCGCACTCATGGACTGCGTAAACTGTTGCAATTGACTGTTTATCGTTGATAAATCAAGCCTGTCCAATTTAAGTGCTTGAACAGCAGAGTTGACCGTACCGACGGAAGCTGAAAAGTCTCTGAGATACTTGATACTCTCAGGCATACGGCTGCTCAGGCGATTCAGTTTATTGCATAAATCATCAATGGATCTACTTGCATTTGATACGTTACTGCTGACCTCTATCGCAAGGCTATCTATTGTGTTGTCAGGCATATAAGCACCTCCTTTATTTCAAAAAAATAAAGGGCAAGCAAGACTACTATTCATCCTGCTTGCCCTTTTCATTACCTATTTCAGATATATTTGCATTTGCCTGCCTGATAAGAAGTTCGTAGTAACGTTCTTCTTGTCTTAGTTCTGCTTCTGATTTCTTCGGCGTATCTGGATTATGTTCAACCCAATTATTTTGTTTTTCCTGCGTAATTGGTCTGTTCGGGTAACTAACCTTTCGTGGGAACAATGCACATGAAATACTTGTTTTCACATACAATCCGGTCAGCCACGACTGATAGTCCATGTTTATTAACTGCGACTGAATTTCTTCGTTCTTTAAGATTCCATATTGTTCTATACGGATTCTCAGGTCCTTAAGAGTGCTCCTAAGAAATTCTTTTTTTGACATCCCAATGCGCACAGCCATTGGATATAATTCATCCCAGATTATTTCACTGTAGCTTTTTTCAGGTGATCTGTTGGCTTCTTCGGCGCTTTCTTCGCTTTCACAGAGTCCATTGCCGCATTCATGTTGTCCATGAAGGTTTCCAGACCGGTTAACTTGAAAAAACCATCTTCCTCCATCTGTTCAATGCACATGGCGAAAAGGCCATAGAAGTTACCCTGCTCATCATCTTTATGTTCGGTCATATACTGTGTTGCAAGTTTTTTGGCGGTATCTAAGTCCGGGACAGTGCCATCACCGTCAGAATGGTTGCCGTGATATTGAAGTAATCCGGCATAGAACGCATTGAGTGCAGTATTTGGAATACTACTCATTCCAGAAACCATTTCCTTAAGACTCCTGTCCGTTCCACCGCTTGTGGAAACCAGCATATTCATTACGGATTTCACACAATCATCAAACAGTGATGCTTCAATTCCATATTCAAGTTTGTAGTCTTTGCCGCCGATTTTTAAAACTTTATACATATTATTTGTCCTCCCAAATGTGTTTAAAGGCCGCTGTCAGTTGGAACTACTGCTTCACTCGGTCCGACATATTCATTGATAGTAAGAGACATTTCAACGGTTAACAGACCGTTCTGATCTCTTGCCGGTTTAGGAATGATTGTCGGTGGCTCGATTTTTGTGAAGAATGCTTTCTTAAGAGACGGGAAATATTCTTCATACCACATAGATTTTCCATCTGTTTTTCCTGTTTTATATTCGCTGATTAAGGCTTCCCATTCAGCGATAGTTTCATCGGTCACGTTCACAGTTACGTTGAATGTACCACCTGTAGAACCACGTCCTGCGATAGTTCTTTCGACTTCATCTTCAAGTGCAGAAGCGTCGATTGTTTCTACATCAATTTTGATTTCATCAGAAGCATTGATTCTGTGAAGAAGTTTAAAAGTTGTCGGTTTAGTACCTGCTGTTGTTTCGACTGCATATCCAGTAAGCGAACCAACGGTACTTACGCCTGCTATATTTCCTTTTTCTGCCATATTCGGCTCCTTTCTGCTTTTCAGCTATAAAATCACAATAAAAAAGAGCCACATGGCTCTGATGCGTAACCCTGCATCCGGGAGATAAAAGGATCACCGTCCTTTCTATTCATCTGTGCCTGTTTTCAGTTCTGGAAGCCCTGCTACAGATGTAAGCAAGGATAAAACGCCGGAAAGAACGGACGCGGATACGACCATCTTCCAGTCAACGCTTCCAAGGACTGTTGCGGTTCCGATTGTCGCAACTGCTGTCTGAGCAATTGTCTTAACAGCTCTGATTCCCGCAGCTTTCAGCCATTGTAATTTATCTTTACTCATAGGACACTCTCCTTTCTTTTTGGTATAAAAAATAGAAGCTGTTACACTTCCAATAATTGCCCGGTGTAAATTCTGCTGTACCGGCTTATGATTCGTTTGAAACTCTTTTCGGAGTTTGCGACTTCTTCCGGCCCGTATGTCCGGCGAAAGCCCATCGAAACCATAGCCTGATGACTTTTGCTGTCGATTTCGTACGCTGTTGACAAGGCTTTTACACCTGATGCGTAGCTCTCAGTTTGAAACGAAAGCACAGTCGCGCATTCACTTCCATCAAGGCTAGATGATTGTGTTGGATTTCCCATCAAAAACAACCGGGCATATTTCTTTTTGTCTGTCGCTATTGTCTGACTTTTTTCCATGGAGTAATTGCCTTTGCCGACAAATGCTCCAACAATCTTGCTCCAACGTAAAAGTGCTTCCTCTACTGGAGGATAGATAACAGTCGGCATAGGGCACCTCCTTTTGAGCATGAAAAAAGCACCCACCGCTCAGGTAGATGCTTTTATATGTTATAGTATATCAAAGACAGAGGTATTATTCAGTATTATCAGGTATTAACTTTCATGATGCAAACACTTCTTTTGCAATTTTCCTAATACTCTGCATGATTTTCACGCTTGCCTTATATACCGGCATAGTGGCTTCGGTACCATAAGAGCGTACCCATTCGCCAGAATCGGCAAAATAAACCCACGATTCATTCTTTCCATTCCCTTGTCCGTATGAACCGATTGTGTAACCAAAATCTTGCCCCTTAGGATGCGGGCTGGTTCCCGCCGGAGTGTTGTAGTGAATGCCCGACCCGAACTCAATGAATAAAAGGTCAGAGCCTTCACACACAAGCGTCGCCTGAGAATAGCCGCCAAAGTTATTAATTCTGATATAGGTGTTATGGTTTTTGTCAGAATCGCCTTGTGCCAATGCTATGTTTTCATCTATGACCGGGATTCCAAGTTCTGCCAGCCTGCGGACAAACTCTTCATTCTTGCTTGCAAGTGACTTCTGATACGCTCTGAGCTGCTTTATTGTGTCCTGTATAGATTTATGCGACAGTTCCATTTTGATAGTCTTATTCGCCATCTGAGCCATCTCCTATATACTTGATGCCATATCGTGCCACATTGCCTTTCTGGGTATCAAGAATCTTTTTTAGGCGGTAATCTGGTGGGACTGTAGGCTCTCCATCTTCACCTAAAACAAGTTCGCCTGCGTCGGTCAGTTCTGGCTTGCAATCAATCCAGAATACATCTGCGGTCTGTGGTTTGAAGCCACGGTCAAAGTTTGTGATGTACCTGTCATAGTCCGGGATATAACCGGCGGATAATTCCTCTGGCGTTCCGGCAGTCGCAGATACGGAGAGGTGATGCAATTCTGGCTTTTGGTACGTTTTGATTGTGTCTATCCCGTCAAGGTCTTCAGTTACCCTTGACCAATACACTGTCTGTTTTTGACGTTTCAATCCTCTCATAGCGTTTTCTCCCTTCAAAAAGAGTCTTTTTATTTATATTGCATATTTCATATGAGACACTTTTACATCTTCATCAGATACCTTTGCATAGATCATTGTCGTGTTAATGTTGACATGTCCAAGAATCTTCTGCACCTCAGTAATCGGCGTACCTCTTTGAAGCATAAGAGTCGCAAGAGTATGCCTGAATAGATGCGGTGTCAGAGGCCTGTCCAGTTCTGACCGCTCACCGATTATTCGTACAATTCTTTCAATTGCTTCTTTCTTGAGTACTTTATGTGGCTTTCTTTCACTTACAAAAAGATATTCCGACTCATCATCTCTAATTGCGAAGTATTGTTTTAAAAGCAATTTACAACGAGCGTTTAGGTACGTTGTTCTATGCTTATTACCTTTCCCTAAAACAACTACTTCACCTTTGTAAAAGTCTATATCTGTTTTCTTTACACCACATACTTCTGTAACCCTGGCTCCGGTACTATACAGAAATTCAACCAGTGCTTTTTCACGTACGGTTTCGCACGCTTGCCTGATTCTTTCCAACTCCATATCTGTCAGCGGTTGTTTTTCAATGCGTTCGTATTTGATATTTTTAATAACTCTGCATGGGTTCTTACCTATATATCCTTCATTTGCAGCCCACTCGAAGAAAGCGTGTATGGAAGTTCTTCTACTATCAAGTGTTCGATTACTCAATCCTCTGCTTTCCTGAGCGTTATACAGATATACACGAATGTCATTTGCAGTAATGTCTTCAGCTTTTTTATTGACTGTGAAAAAGAAATCATCCAGATAAAGATTGTAGAGTTCGAGCGTCTTTTTGCTCAAACCCTCAATCTTCCTACTTACAATGTAAGTTTTGTAGAAATCTGGCAAATATCCAGTATACTTTACAACTGCTGTTTCTCTTTGGCTAATATCAAAATCATTTACATACAACGCCAGTTTGTTTCTGACTGTTTCAAGATATTCTTCTGGAATTTCTTCATACAACTTGGTCATGAACCCATTCACGAATTTATCTCTCATAAAAAATACCCTCCTTTTGGGTTCACAAAGGGAGAGTATCATGTTATAATAATACTGTACCCTTTGTGGTGTTGGAGTTAGGTTTTTTTGATTGGTAGTCGGGAACCTAACTCCTTTTTTATTATGCTTTTTTGATTGTTATTTTCTCTTCATCATATTCGAGAATTACTTTTCTGTCTTCTTTGGTAACACCTATCATCCGAACTGCTTCTGACGGAAGTGATATTTTATAGTTGACAGATTCTTTTCCTGCGTTTCCACCAGCTTTGTTAATCATGATATTTCTTTCTACTTTTATCGAACTCACCTCCATATAATGAATTTATACTCATTATATATTATTGGTGTCCAATAGTCAATAATTAACTTTACACTAATTAACCAAAGCCCTCTTTGTTAGTTCAAGTTTCTGCTTTCGGTTCTTCTTCCTTATTAACGTCCATCAGCTCATTGTACTGTTCCTCAGTAATTCTGCCCGTTGCGAAGAAAATATCAATCTTATTTTTCAAATCATCTGTAAGTCCGTTTTTCTCTTTAAGTTTTAATAATGTTCTATATAACATAATTACACCTCCAATTCCGTTAATGCTATTGCATATTCGCTGTTTACATAGGCTTCTGCCGATTGTAAATCCATATCATAGATATAATCTCTCGTATCACCAATCTGCTGTTTTACGTAGTTCCAACCGTTCTCCATTGAAATTGGATAATTGAATACTGTATATCCGTCAAGCTGTTCTGAATTAACGCTGATGTTTGTGGTTGGATAATATGTTGCAAGTGCTTTGAATGCGGCGATTTCTTCGGGTGTGAGGTCGATTTCTTCTTGAGTTTCAAGTTCATAAATAATTTTTACATTATGATTACCGACAGGAAGATAAACTCTTAATTCTCCTGCATTACTTCCTGATATACAAGCTTGTTTTGAAGCCCACCCTTTGTTAACATCTTCATAAACTATATTTGTAATATTGCAAATTACATTTTTAATAAACGGAATATCATAATCGTAACTACCTAATCCGCCAACAGACCCAGTGACAGCAATGCTTATAGTGTCAGATTTTTCCTTGATATGTCTCACCAACTTCCCACGTTCCGCATCCACATAATCCGCAATATACTGCTGACCATCAATTGTGACGTTACCTCCTGAGTTTACAGGGATTGCATTGAGGGTGTATGGGAGGGTGACGGTCTGTTCGTGGTAGGGTTCATAGGCGGTTGCAGTGGAACCTTTCTCGATCTGGATATAATCAGTCACATTACTATATATTCCGATTTTTATAATTACTGTAACTTCGACATCGATATCCTCCGATAAAGTTATAGTACTTGCCTTACCATCAATAACCCAAGCGGATTGTGATCCATATCTTAATTCGATTCGTTGAATTGAATTAAATGTTGTGCTAACCGTATATGTACCAGCTTTTAAGAACACTCTTCCAAATACATCTCCATACAAAGAAGAAATTTCACCGTCAACAATAACTTTATCAACATCAAACGTAACGTTTTTGTTTTTAATTTCTGATTTTCCTTTCAATAAATTCTTCCCACACACCTTCACAGTCGGATTCACCACGCTCTTAATCTCCTGCGGATAATCAGGGTTTGGGCTTGGAATACCGCCAGTGTAGGGTTCGAAATCATCGTAGGTGGCATCTGGGTAGAGAGAAGCGTCTACAATCATTGGTTTGAATATGAGGTTATTACAAACAAACTTATTCGTAATCCAAATAGCTATATTATAATTTCCTGTCGGAGCTAAAATTTCCACCCCATCTCCGTAATCATATAATTCACCGGGAACATCTAATTGTCTCCACATCTGTATTCTATAACTATTAGATGATCCTCCTTTAGGTGTACCAATCATTTTCAATTTTTTATTTGGAACAAATAAAGATAAGATATCACCAGATAGAATAAATGCTGTATTCGCAGTAGCTGTACCGTTTAAAGTAAATGTTCCATCTCCATTTGCAGTACAAGTAATACCATTCTGTGTAGTAGTCTGCAAAATAGGATTCAGCAAATTCTTCCCCGAATACTGTTTCTGTTCAGACTTCCCATACAGCATCATATCCATAATTTTGCCATTGTCAGAATCGGCAAGATGGGTTTCACCTTGCGAACTGGCGTAGAATTTGGTAATTTTGGTGGATAAATCCTCTTTTAGTGAACTAGTTTCCGTTTTCAGTGAAGCAATGTCTGTCTTGTTCTGCTCGATCTGCTGTGCCTGTTCTGTCGTGGCTCCGGGCTTGACTGGATTCTTTTCAAAGTATTCCGTAACTAATCTTTGTATTACCGTCTCTGCTTCTTCTTTTGTGAGATACAGTGACATATCAATTGGAGCGCCCATGGTGTCCCAAACTACGCCGTTCCATGCCACATTCATTCCTGCTTCGCCGTAAATGGATTTAGACTCGATATTGTACATATCTCCGATATCCGGGTTTAATGGAAGCAAATCAGCAGTCGCAACTGTACCTCTGTATCTTACAGGGCTATTTAATTTTGCTTCCATATCGGAAATCTGGCGTTTTAAAATTGCATATACTTTTTTTTGCTGTTAATGCCATATGCGCTTCTCCTTTACAGTTTGTACCATGTGTCAGTAGGTTTGTGATATTCGTATAATTCAGAAGTATCAAGGCACAATGCCGAAGAACCGCTCTCTACATAATGTGGGAGCTTTGATACGTCTTTTGAAAGTCCCTCGTAATCACGAACCATACCTTTTGCATCTGTACACACCCAACTGCCTAAATCCGGCAATTCGTCCCCGGGATTGTACTTGATTCCATCAAAAATAACTGTGTTTTCTGCTTTTGCCATCTATGCAATCATCCTTTCTGCCCCGATAGGAGCCACATATGTGAACTGGTTTCCTAAAATATCTCTGGCTGTGCCGATTACGAAATGACCATAGTCTGCCAGAAGATTACAACACCATTCTTCTGCATCCACCCAATACCGTTTCTTGACCATACGGTGAAGTTCTGGCAATAGACCGTAGCTGAACATCACACAATGCCCTAACTCATGAATGAAAACACGGTTCAGAAGCTCTCCATGTAGGCTATTTGCGATTGAAATTATATGGGTGGAATAATCTGATACCCCGAGTGTTCTGTTGCCTGTACGGTCAATTAAAACGCTGTCGTGCGGAGACACAAACTGTACTCTCCATAGGTCACCGTTCATGTAAAATTGTCTCAGCATGGCTTATCACCAGCGTCGCAGGGCAAGGAAACTCACCACTCTTGAGTGGTGGGAGGAATGCCCGTTTTAGCGACGCATTTTCCTTTCTATAAATAAATATTGTTCTTCGCCAAAATGTATGTTATAATGTTTTTGGTGAAGAAAGTAGGTGCTATATATGGAACAGACAATTACGGCAAAACTTCAGATTTTAGTCAATCCTTCTGATAAACAGATACTCTGTGATACCATGAAGGCTTATTCTGATGCCTGTAATTATGTATCCGAATTCATATACAAGACTCATAATCTTAGCCGTTATAGCGTGCAGGAAGATACTTATCATCAGGTACGGGAAATTTATGGTCTCCGTTCCCAGATGGCTGTTTCTTGTGTACGCACAGTTATAGCCAAATACAAAACCATTATTAAAAATCAGAAAGAATGGATAAAACCTACATTTAGACTGCCTCAGCTAGACCTCGTATGGAATAGGGATTATTCTCTTAACACCAAAAACAATATTTTCTCTGTAAATACACTAAGCGGTCGCATCAAGGTGTCTTTCTATAAAAATGGTTTTGAACGATATTTTGCCGATGACTGTAAATTCGGAACGGCTAAACTTGTTAATAAGCACGGTATGTTTTTCTTACATATACCTGTAACATACGAAATTTCTATGCTCAATAAGTCAGAAGTTTCTAATGTTGTCGGTGTAGACCGTGGGATAAGATTTCTTGCTGCTACATATGACAGCAAAGGAAAATCTGTATTCTACGATGGTAATATAATCAAGCAAAAACGTGCTCATTATAAGGCTTTGCGTAAACATTTACAGCAAGTCGGTACTCCGTCATCCCGTAGACGAATAAAAGCTATTGGTCAACGAGAAAACCGTTGGATGCAAGATGTAAATCATTGTATTTCTAAGGCACTCGTTGAAAGCAATCCTGATGGCACTATGTTTGTTATCGAAGATTTAACAGGAATCCGCTCTGCTACTGAAAGAGTGAAAGTAAAGAACCGTTGTATATCTGTATCATGGTCTTACTATGATTTAGAGCAAAAATTGTCTTACAAAGCCTTAAGACATCATCAGCTTGTAGAAAAGGTTAATCCTGCTTATACAAGCCAAGCATGTCCAAAATGCGGTCATACCGAAAAAGCGAATCGCAATAAGAAAATACACTTTTTCTGCTGTAAAAATTGCGGTTATAAATCGAATGATGACCGCATAGGAGCTATGAATCTGCATCGTATGGGAATAGAACTTTTAGTACCTGATGCAGTTGCTACGGAGTAAATCTCTATAGCACAGGTACAAGTCAACGTGCCTACAATGTAACGCCACTTTTAGCAGTAATGCTAAACGACTAAATGTGGAAGGAGTAATCCGTTATACCACAGGGCAGTTACAAGCCCATTCCATTTAAGTGATGGGTAGTTGACCATCCTTTTCTCAACTGAAAAGCCCCTGCTACATTCCTGTAACAAGGGCAAAATTCATTTCATGTTCAATTCATCTGCTGTATAAAACGTGTCAAGTCAGTTTTCATCTGCTGTCTGATTGATGCGTCTGCATCGTCCCACATTTCTTTCATATTGCGGATGATATCTTCTGTATACTCTTTCATGGAATCATCCATTTTTCTCTTGGATTCAGCGTCTTTGGAATCATGGTAATGTCTGCGATTCTCGCTATATCTGTCGTAGGTTTCACCATATCTGGACTGTTGACGATTCATGCCATCATCTCCCATATTCCTGTCCGAATATTCTGGGTGATATCCCATGCGGTACATATTGCGTTCAAATTCTGGATTATTCAGATATTCATTCATCCAGTCATCATCCTGTGCGTGAAGATAAGGAATATATCCCATGCGGCTTCCTCTGCCTTTTGGTGCAAATCTGCCGTTTGCATAACGATATCTGTCATATCCCATGCGTCCAAGATACTTCTCTTCCTGCTCGCATTCGTCCATAGCTTCTACGATTCTGTAATCCTTATCTGCACAAATCGCACACTTTACAGCTTCCATGCAGTCTTTCAAATCGTCCCAGTCTTGAGCGCTGAGAGTATCAAAACCATGTGCTTTAGCTTTCTCCATGGCCCATTTTCCCATTTCCATTGCAACTTTATGCATTACATTGCCCCCTTTCTGGCAGCCTGTGTAACAGGTGTGTCTGTCGTTGGGGCTGTACCATTAATTGCTGTTAAATTGTTACTCGGACTACAAGCTGGGTTTCCTAACATCTTGAACACTCCACCAGTTGCACTTGTAGCTACTCTGGTTGCATATTTTGTTCTGGTTCTTATGCCACAAGCTGTAACCTGTGCGCAACAACGATTCTGTAATGGATACAAGGTTGTTCCCGTGCCTACCTGGATTACTACCGGAGCAGAAATTGTGGTTGTTTCCGGTATGCTTTGTGCAACAACAATACAATATTTCTCTCCGTTATTGTAACTGCCTGCCGGAAGTGTGATTACAAGATTACCTCCTGTAAACGCAACGGCTTGGCTGATTACAAGATGGTTGCAGAGCTTACAAACATTTTTACAACTCATATTTTATACCTCTCAATCAAAATAAGAGGTGAGCCACAACTCACCTCTTAGAATTAGTCAACCTCTAAGGGTGAGTTACTTAGCAGCAACCACTATTGCATCCGCATCCACCGTAATAGGTATTCGGATTCGGAACAACGTATGCCGGGATGGCTGCCGGATTAATTGCATTGATTAACTGCTGAGTCTGTGAAGCCATAGCAGTTGTAAGTAATGCAGACTGACGATCCTGAGATGCAGCACGTTTCAGGTCAGTATTTTCTGCCTGTAATGTTGCAATCTTATCCTGAGTCAGGAAATCAAGGATTGCTCTTGTATTACTGTTCTGGTTTTCCAGAAGGTCTCTTGTGTTGTTATTCATTGTGTTCTGGAGAGCACAAGTGTTGGTTGCCAGGTTGTAGTTGATACCCTGGATAGCTTCTCTTGTTTCGCAACAACAATTTGCTAACTGAGACTGTAATGCGTTGGTGTTCTGCATATTGGCTACAGTGTCAGCATTAATTGCCTGCTGAACGCCATTGAAGCCCTGAAGCATTCCAACGTTCACACCGTTAAAACCGCTCTGCATGGTATTGTTAAGTGCATATGTACTGTCACAAATACCCTGCTGAATACCTCTGATACCGTTCTGAATATCGTTAAGAGCAAATCCCTCATTGATATCCGCACGTGTAGCCCATCCTTGGAATCCAGCACCATTTGCACCGTTTCCACCATTGCCGCCGAAGCCGCCGCCCCAGCCGCCAAAACCTCCCCATCCGAAGATAGCAAAGATCAGGACGAGCCAGATAAGTGAAAAGCCATCACCGCCCCACATATCATTGGCGCGATTATTAGAGCCTGTAGCGGCAGCAATGTCACTAAGACTGTAATTTGAACCATTCATCATGTTTTTAGTCTCCTTAAATTTTATTTACAATAGGAGACATCCGCGGCTGTCGTCCCGAATTGTAGCGATTTTTAATCACCCAATTGTGGGGAAGTGTTATAATCCAAAGAATTTCTGTATGATTCCATCCGGTGACAAGTGTTTTTCATTAAATACATTTTGCTGTATCTGATGAAGCTGGTCTGTATCACCTTTTTTATATAAATCCAAAGCATTTTTCAATGTTGGATTGTTGCCTGCAAATTTACTCATGTCGTTCATCATGTTATCAACACTTCCGAACCTCTGAGAGATCATTTTCTCAAATTGCTTTTTCATCATGGCGTTTGGATTGAATGTCATCTCTGCCTACCTCCATTCTGCTTAGGTTCCGATGTCCCCGATATTTGTGTCGGGAACATACTCTTTATTTCAGAAATCTCCGAACAAACATCATTCCGAAGCTGATTAAACATTGCTTCAATGTCAATCTGCTTTTCATCTTGCTTAGATTGCTGTTCATCTGGATTTACGAGTCGGTAAACAAAAATCCTGCTCCTTCCATCGGATTGAAGCTGTTTTCTGTAAATTTCAGTTCCGTCTGTTTTTGGATAGTAAACAGGATTGCCGGACATATCCACATCTTTAGCCTTTACAGTATCAATCCCATCCACCATCTGTCCTTGAAGCATAGGGGATTGTGGAATTGACTGTAACTGTTGCATCTGCATTTGACCATAAGGCATTGCCTGTTGGTAATTATTCTGCAATTGTGCCAGCCTGTCCTGATACGGCTGTATTTGTCCGTATGGGTTGTTTATCATTGGCTGTTGCGGATAATACGGATAACCTGCCATAATCTGTTCCTCCTGTCCGGGATTCAAGAATCATATCCATATCATCTATGGAACGATGCTTTTCCCATATACCCTCGTAAGGGTTCCTTAACATAATCATTGTGTTTTCTCCTATGATTATATTATATAGGAAGGAACTCTGTTTTTGAACGTCACTATTTCGCCACGTTTTCGCCATAATACAAAGAAAAGCCCCGACAATACATCGGGGCAACTTTGGAAATTTTCTTCTTTATTCTTTTGTTAATTCGGTCTATGGTTCTCGGACTATACCCCATAAGTTCAGATGCTTCCCATAGTGTCTTTTCGCCATAAGCCCGTAATCGAAACAGTTTTTCTTCTCTGGAATCGAAGCCTGCTTCTTTTAAATAAAACTTTCTTTCATCTTCTGAAAAGTCTGTATAATTCATATTTCCACCGTCCTCCCTTACAAGTGGAATCAAACTGGAAGAATACCGCTTAACATAAAACCGATAACTGCGCTGACAATCGCTGTAATAACGCATACAATGATTGTATCGTAACGCTTTCCCGGGACTGCCATGAGAGTCTTTATATTGTTATTCATCTCATCCACAGTTGACTTGATATGGTTCAAGTCATTCTCACTTAATGCTGTCTTTCTTTCCAGTTCCCCGATACGCTCATAAAACTCTTTACTACGATCAGATTGCTTCTCTTGCATCAGCTGAAAATTCTTTTCCAGTTCTTCTATGCGGTGTTCATTAAAACATTCATGTTCACATCCCATCGCCAGTTCCTTTCTTCACTCCCTTAACATTTGCTTTTCCCTACTGAATATAAGCAACCCAGCGGCACTCCGGGAGGACAAAAATACTGTGCCACGTGACCCAACCATCTTAGTTAAATTAAACTTCCTGCAAATGGAAAAACGCCATGATTAATATATATTTCTGTTTCGGATTCCCAGTTTCGACTTACTGAATTTTCAGAATGCGAATCTTGGAACTCGGCTCCCTGCTTCACAAGGAAATAAAGAGCCAGATCAAATATGCAATCATAACAGCATTCCATATCGGTATTGATTTTTTCGTCTGTATATCCAGACGGATAGTTGCGTTTCTTTTTGAATGAACGAATTGCACGCTTCACAGACAAAGAAATCATACCGTCAGTTTCCACATCATCGGATAGATACTCTTTCAGATCATTCACAAGCCGTTCGTCCATTCAAGATCACCTACCCTTGCTGAGATAAAATTTCAGAGATAATACCAGCCTTATTTGTCGATGTCAGGGCATAGCCATTGTCACTTGCGAGCTGTTTCAGTTGAACTACTGTCATGCTTGACAGCTCGCTTTCTGTATACTTGTGTTTTGAAGCATCATTAACACTTACTACAGATGGTGACTGGCTGTTCTCGTCGAGACTATGCCCGTTTATTCCCCCGCTTTGGTACCGATTACGATACCGCCATTAGCTTTTGCTGCTACTGGAACAAACATACCTGATGCTTTAGTCCAAACTGCAACTGGGTCTTGCGTAGCCCACATGGACAGTGTTACGAAGGAGCGATTTTCTTCCTGAATGAACTGTCTGTACTCAAGTTCCTCTGGTGTTACGCCCCAGAGTCCAGTACCAAATGAACCGTTCGGCTCTGCTTCATACAGAGTGAATACATCCTCTTTGAAGTATCTTCCTGTTTTGAGTGAACCATCTGCTTTTCTGAATCTGAATTTCTCGTCACAACGATCAATTGTGATTCCGTATTCCTGCATAAGCAGATTAGTAAGCTCCTGTTTTGTCAGAAGACGTTTGTTTGTTGCTCCTAAGACTGCTGTCTGCATTGCAGTGTTGTTTCTCATGTAATTAATCATTTTAAGGGATGTCAGGGCTTTGTTTACCACAAAACCATTATCCTCTGCAACAGCAACCATCTTCTGGATATCACCCATGATATCTGCATCCGGTTTAGACCAATCTGACATTTCTACCTTTGCGCTGGACGGAACGCCATAATCAATGCTCATATCCACGTTGTTCTCTTTGACTTTTACGGCACCTGTAGAAAGGAATTGTCCTTTCATGACATTTGCTCTGGCAACAACGCCTTCAAACAGGTTAGCTGCATCATCAAATACAAATCTCTTTAAGTTCTCGTCATCCGGCACACCGTTTTCAATTGCCTGCTGTAATCTCTCAGACTGATTGATTTTTCTCTTAATAAAGAGCTTTTCAGTCAGAACTTTTTCGAAACCCGGTCTTGTTCCGATTTCTGCTTCAGTATCAAGTGCATGAACAAATGCTACCTCTGGAAGTCTCTGTCCAGCCATAAGTCTGTAGTATTCAGCTTTCAGGAACTGGGTTTTGACATCCGGGAAGATGGTGTCAAGAATGCCAGGTCTTTTTACGCTGAAATCCTGAGAAAAGTTAAGTCTTTCTTCCTGTGTGATTGATTCTAAAATATTAAATGGCATCTGCTTACCTCCTTAAAATTCTGGGTCTGTAGTGGTTACAAAAACGATACCTGCTTTTTCAAGCTCTGTTTTTGCAGTGGTTTCTACTGTTACCGGAAGTCTTTTTTCAAGAACACGGCCTGCAACAATTACGGAAATCGGTCGTTTTGTATCGTCTGTCATATCGACGTCTTCAAATACAATGCCTTTAGCACCAGTTGCGTTTGTCGGATATACAGAACCTGCCTTGATAATCTTCTTAGTTCCAACGGTTTCAGCATTTGTCTGTTCTGCTGTATAGGTTTTAAGTACCAGTCCTACCTCGGATTCGAGAATATTAGGTGTGGATTCGTACTGCTCTGTTTTCATAAAAGCCATAATCTAAATCTCCTTTTCTTAAATATTTACTGGGGCATTATCATCTGCCGGTTTATTTTCTGGACACATTTTTGCTGAGTACGCTTTTGCATATTCAGATGCTTCGCTTTTCTTTTCTGGTTCTCCACCAGATTTACCGCCACCCGGATTAGGTGTGTTTTCAAGGGCTTCTTTTTCCCATGCGGCTTTTGCGGTATCAAGCGTTGATTTATTTATTTCGGAAATTTCATCAACAAAATTCTGGGCTTCTTTGAGTGCATCTTCGGCATCCATATTTGAGAATGCTTTGATTGCTCCTGCATAGGCATCTCCTTTCATTCCTGCACTTGCAAAAATAGAAGTGATTTTGCCTGTCAGAGCTTCTCTCTGGGAAGTCGCAAGTGCAAATTCAAGGTCAGAAATTCTTTTCTCGTTTGCGGCTTTTTCTTTCTGACGTTCCAGTTCTGCTTTCTCAGCATCTGTCATGTTCTGCTGTTTGAGTTCTTCCAGTTCTTTTTCCAGTGCATCTGCTTTTTCAGCTTGTTCTTTTACTTTCTGGGCTTTTGCTTTTTCCTTAGCTACATCAGAATTTGACTGATTCAGGAAAGAGGTAATCTGCTCATCGGTTGCATCTGGAAAGATCTTCTTTACATCTTCTCTTGTCATTGAAATCTCCTGTCACCAATACGCTTTTTTACGCTGTTCGCTCAGCTCAAGGTGTCTCCCATGATTACGCTATCGGGGTGCATATTTTTTTAATAAAAAAGAGACGATTTTACTCGTCTCTAAATTAACTGTATTGAATTGAACACCGGCAGTTCACAATCTCGTCTGCCGAAGCTCCTAGCGAGGTGTCTTTTGGAAATTGTAGCAAGCTATCTCCAACCGAGAACGGCTCATCAATCGGGAGTATGGTTTCTCCGACTTCGAGGTGTGTCTTTCGTTCCCTTTTGTCTCCTACGTCAATCCATTTCTTCTTTGTCTTTCCTGCTTTCACAGCTTTTGAATACTGTCTGTAATTCAGTATCGAATTAGCTTCGCATTCTGAAATAAACATTGCCCGGTCATTAGACAGGTAATAATCATCAGTAATGCTTTTGTCTTCGGCAGAAAATCTTTCAAATGTTGCATCAATAATTTGTTTTGTCACGTCAAGAGCATATTGCTTGATATATGTGTCTATAAGCATATACGAAGCAATTACATCCAGATATTTGTCGTAAAATTGAGTCTGAATGTATTCTTGATCTGATTCTCCACTTTCTATGGTTGTTTCTATCAACGCTAAAATATAAAGGACAACTTCTTCCATTTGTTCAGAAAAAGCTATCCTTTCTTGCTTTTCTTTGTCTGATATTGACATTTTGCTGAAATATTCTTTATACGGTTCACTTCTGCGATTGTTGGGTCTGATATTTAATTCATCGTATGATGAAACGTTCATTCTGCAATCACATCCTTGTTAAAGCCATTCAGCAAATCTTGCGCTTTCTGCAACTCTGAGTCTGGGTCTGCCAATTCCGGATAAATGGTTCCGAGATATGGCAAACTCATTTCATATACTTTTTGTGGATCACTAAATAATCCGCAAGTAATCAGCGCAATAAGCGGATGAATTTTATTTTTGAACAGATAATCAAGTGCCTGCGCTTTGACAAGCATGTTATCTGTCGGGTTTCTGGTGATTTTTACATCAAAATCTCTAGTTGAAATATTTACGTCCATTGAAGTTTTTCGGATAATATTCAAAATAATTCTGGCGGATGCTTTTTCCGCTTCTTTCGTAAATGGTTCTACCAATTTTGCGTCTCGTTCTGCAAAATCCCAACCATTCCTCAGATACACTGCATTTCCTGTGTCTCCACCGGTATTGCCCTGTCGATTCGGCATTGCTTCTACAATCAGTATATTGTTGTAAATATCATCTTTAGCAACCTGACTTTCTGACTGATTTAGTTCAGCAGTCATTAAATCAACATCTGATTGTGTTCCATTCCCGACGTCTTTTACAGATACAGCACCGAGTTTTATCATTTTTACAAATTCTGCTTCATCAATCTCACAGTTTTTGAATTTCATTAGGGCTTGCACGAACTGTTCAACCCCATTCAGTCTGTCAGATTGATATTTGTTGATTGCATCATACATTGTGATCGCAATTTCAATGTCAGAAAGTCTGTCGTGATTATTTGGATATTCAATGATAGGAATACCGCCAAAACCATTGATTCCAGATTCTGTTACCGCTCCATTTTGTATTTTGAAATACTGTCTGGAAGAATAACACTGGTAATACTGCTGATTGTCCTCGTCTTTTAAAATCTGTACGGAAAGCACTGGTTTACCAGTAACGCTTGAATAAACAATATATACATCCTGCGGTGATGGGATAAATATTCTGAAAGGCGGTAAGTCTCCATCCTTTGTCCATTCATCCTCTCTCAGGATTGCTTTATATGCAGTTCCTACTGCACTCTGGTATATCCCAAGTTGAATATTTCTGGCGTCTGCATTGGCTTCGTCCAGATAATCATTAAGCCTATCAACTTGTTCGTTTGTTGTTTCACTCGCTTTTTTCTTTTTACAGACATACTGAATAGGTTCTCCGTATATCTGCCCTGCCTTGAATTTGACTGTTTCAAGGGCATGATTCTCGACAACTTTATTGTTGACCTCTGGGCGAACAAGTTTTTCACGATATAAAATTGGCTGATCGCCTTTGTAATATCTGTAAAGATAATCCATCAGGGTTCTATTCCTGTTATGGATTCCGATTGTATCAGAAAGGACCTGTGCCACGTTCTGGGGAGTAATCTGGTCTACGCCAGTATAGGCAGTTTTTCTGCCAAACTCGCCTTGGCATAGGTCAACAAAGCTTATTTTGTTTCTCCCCACTGCCTGTCCTCCTATTTTTCTGCATGAAAAAAGCACCAAGGGTTCTTCCCGGTGCTTATTTTACAGCTTATATTATATAATATATGCAGGTATTATTCAGTATTATCAGGTATTAACTTTCAAAATTCTTAATGTTTTTGACGATATTCAGTGCTTTCGAATGCAATAATTTCACATGAGAATAGGAATATCCCATTTCACAGGCAATCATTTCAAGCCTTTCATCTTTTACATATCGCCTAAACAGCAGATCATACAAATCTGAATTGATATCACTCACCTTGTCTATTGTTTCAATAATGTCTTGCTTTTTCTTTGTGTATTCAATAACCATTTTTTTGATTTCTGTTTGAATATCAACAAGTTCGCTTACGGCATCGGTCATTTGATTGGGATTCGGAGTAGACTGAACTTTTTCACCATATGAGAACGATTTAAGCCCAAGAGCAAGACTTCTTAAATGTTCTTCTTCGTATTTTTTATTTTTAATAAGCTTGTCATATTTCTGAATTTGCCCTAAATATTCTCTTGTGGTCATATTATCTCCTTCCCCAAAATGGATTGCGCATTGCAGTTGCTTTTCCGCCTAATGGATTCTGCACGTACTCTGCCATCATTGCTAAACTGTCCGGGCCGTCATCATGAGCTACTTTTGCCCTTGTGGTATATGTGGTTACATTCGCCATAAATAATCCATAGTCGGATTTTGGTTTATACTGGCTCGGATGTAAAAAATAAAAATGTTTTGATATGTAATCAGAATTCACAAGAATTTTTGTTTCTTTATTTGCTTGCGTAGGTCTTGTTTCGATATCCGCTCGGCATTTCCCTGAGATTATCTTTTGAATGTTGTGTGCAACACGATTTCCTACGTTATTTGACTCGAATCTGATTTTATGCGGATTGTGTTTTATCAAGATATCAGCAGTCTTTCTGTCCAGGATGTCGTAATCTGTGGTATCATCGAAAACAACGTCCGGGATAAAAAATTTATCCCCATATTGATATGCAATAGGTAATGATTCAAAATCTGTACCTTTATCTTTTGTATCACACACTGCCCATATCGCATCTGCTTCTTTGTCTGGTATAATTGTGTATTCGTCCGTGCATCCGTCGGGAACGTCTTCTTTGCCAAAGAAAAATCTTTTTAGCTTATCTGGTGGAAGCAATAATCCTTCACGTTCTACCGGTTGTTGCTGATAAAGACAGTTATAAGAGATTTCGTCCATGGACTCTTTAGCATCGTTGAAATACTTCTCAGAGAACCCATTTACTGTGAATAAAAAATTGCTTTTGCCATTCTCGTCAAGTGCCGGTACTGCTATAAACCTTGCTCTAGGGTTCCCAGCGTATAACTGCTGTAGCTTTCCAATAGGGTCATGTACTGACCATCTTGTAGCTATATAAAACTCTTTGCAACCCTCTAGCCTACGAGAACGCAAGTCATTTACTACTTTTGTCCATAAGGTGTCCAGTCGATTCTTGTTCAGTGCTTCTTCGATACCAGACACAAGGTCATCGGCGGTAAGAAATCTGTTACAACGGGTAGCTCCTGTCAATGAACCATCAATGGATCTGAACGTCCAAGTCTTAAATCGTCCGTTTCTTTCGAGATTGACCGTAGTTTCCTTTGCATTTGTTCCCTGTATTTCTACATTCGGAAAAATCTCATGCCATGTGTACTCAACCGAATCATTGATGATTTCCAGAACTCCATCATAAAGTGAACGTGTCAGAATACTACTGTGCGCTGATGACAGGTTGAAATCATTCGGAAACCACCCGCCTACCAGAGACAGAAAGAAATCTTCAAGAGTAGATTTTCCGCAACCGGGTGGTACGCTCAGCGCAAATATATCAAGTTTATCATCCATCAAGTCTTGTAAAGAGCCGATGATATTGTGCTTCAAGAACACATTTCTTCTTGGCTGATAGAAGCGTTCTTTTAATATTCTGTTCTTTTCCAGATACAGTAGACCACTGTCAACCTGATAGTTTCGGGCTTCGAACAGAAGATATTTGTAGTAGAGGTCTTCAAATTCTTTTGAACCTGTTTGAAGCAACTGATTAAGCGCAGCTTCTTTTCCAATATTGCTTAATCCTATGCCTTTTTCACGATAATTCGGGTATTCTTTAAAAGAATGTTTTTCATCCATTAAGTAGACAAGGGAATATAACTTATTCCACTTTGTTTCCGGGCTTAGATTACTGTTGATGATGTTATTTCCGATCATCACATACCATTCCGGCGATTCTTCAATAATTTTTTGCATAAAAATAGAGCCAGACCTCCTTTCTTCTTAAGATTTAGTCTGGCTCTCATGTGGCTCTTTGACTGTTATTCACTTGCTTTGAAGTTATATATAGGTTTGATAATATCAACTATTTCTACGGTATCTTTGATGTTATCAATAATTTCTTGCGGTGGTTTGTAAGCCATAGGGCTTTCATCAATCGTAGATTTCTGAACGGATGTTGTATATATCCCATTCATAGACTTTTTAAATTCTTCTAACGATATGTTTTCTTTTGCTTTTGATCGGCTCATGATACGTCCTGCACCATGCGGGGCTGAACAATTCCAGTCCTCGTTTCCTTTCCCGAATGCGATAATGCATCCGTCTCGCATATTCATTGGGATAAGAACTTTCTCACCATATTTAGCTGATATTGCACCTTTGCGAACAATGTTTGTATCGTGGTCAATATAATTATGAATTGTATCAAACCATGTATTTCTTTGGAATGTCCACTTCATAGTGTAAAATATAGCACTCTGTATACATCGTCTGTTTATTCTTGCAAATTCTTGACAAATTTTCATATCATGCAGATATTGTTTTCTGTGTTCTCCTGTTAAGTAACACAATTCTTTCGGAATACCCAGTTTGTCTGGCTTCCATTTTCGTTTTAATTCGTCAATACCATTTTGGATTTCATTGTGTCTGCCAGAACGCTTGTATTCTTTCACCAATTTTTGTATTTCAGTTTCGAGCTTGTCTGTACCCTGCATGTCTTCTATGGCAATTTTTTGATATATTTCAGCTACTTGTTTTCCAAGATTGCGACTTCCAGTGTGAATTACAAGATAATTTATCCCTTTTGAATCAGTGTCAACTTCAATAAAATGATTTCCGCCCCCAAGCGTACCAAGGCTCCTGCGAATCCATTCGATATTTTTAAGCTGATGGAAGCAGTGAAGTTCTTCTAATTCTTCAAAATTTATGATTTCGTCACGTACATTTCTTCCTGCCGGAACATTGTTTCTTATTGCTTTGTCAAGGTTTTTTAAATCTATTGTCCCCACATCGGTAGGAATTTGTGTTGTAAGCATTCCACATCCAATGTCCACGCCAACAATGTTCGGAATTACTTTATCTCCGAGATCGGCAGTAAAGCCAATTACACATCCTGCTCCTGCGTGAACATCTGGCATGATTCGTACTTTACATTCAGAAAATGCAGGCTGTTTTATCAATGTATAAATCTGATTTAACGCTTCTGGTTCGATGTTTCCTGTAAATATCTTCAAGTCACTCATAATGGCACTCCTTTCTGGCTCTCTGATTAATTATTTATTCTTTCCTTTCAACAACAGTTACGCTACCCTCAAATACTCCGAAATTAGAAGATTCCTGGAACGTGTGAGTCTCGGCAATATCATCATCAGTCATAGGGCGTGTGAGATACCATAGTGAATCATCTTTCCATGTAATTTCCTCTAACTTTTGGTTTGGTTCCAACTCTAATGTTGTGTTTCCGCCGCAATTTCTTGTGGCAGACTGGCATCCGGCCATTCCAAGTGTCAGCGCTAAAACTGTTATTACAACGGTTATCTTTTTCATAATCATTCTCCATTCAGCACGTTTGCAATAATTTCTTCAATTGCGATAAAATCAGAACACGACATATTGGATTTCTTAGAACGAAAATATATATCAATTTCTTTCAGTAACAATTTATGTATCCTGTTTTTCTGGTCATCTGTAAGATAATCTTTTTCAATTGGTTTCTGATTGTATATATCAGACCATTCTGATGCAGTTTGTTTTATTGTGGTTCCTCGGAATGCATTATTAATTATTAACAGCCATTCTAAATAAAGCAGTTTTTCTTTGCATACTAGTGTTATTTTGAGCGGTATGCCTTCTTCTACGTTTATGAGATCAAACGGAATTATTTTTTAACCAATTTTAATAAGGCATGTATCGTAATTACATATTCTTTGAGATTGGAGCTTGATATATGTAACTTCTTTTTCTAATGGATCAATTTCAATCCGTGCTTTTACTTCTTCGCCTGTTTCTATAATTTGTATAGGTACATATTCTATTGAAATCATGCATTCACCTCAATCTGTAATCCCTAACTGTTTATAAGCAAATATAGCTGTATACTTCTTCCCACATTTGTAGCAAGTTTCCGTAATAGTGCAAGTCTTTTCTTTGTCATTACATTTCGATTTTGTGTCCGAACTTTTGAACTTGCAACCACCTGTTAAAAAACATTTAATCCGTTTTCTGTTCATACATTGACCATAAACTCTTTCTTGCAGTTGCTTCCCTTACATTTATACGGCATCCGGTAAATCTTTGTGGTCGGGAAAATCTTTAAGGCTTTCTTTCCACAAAACGGGCAAATCACCCACTTTGTACCATTTTCCATTTTAATTTGTGCTGAGCCGTCCCATGGTTCTGGTATATTCATATATTCAGAGAAGTCTACTCCTTCTGATTCAAGTGCTGTTTTAATGCTCATTTACCGTTGTCCTTTCTGATCAATGTCAAAATCGTCAAATAATTGTCCCCGATGTAATCTGCTTTCCATGTTTTTGAAAGATTTACAGTTTTGTTGTATATGGCGGTCGTATTCCCTGCCAGAAGCAAGCGTCTGTCTGGATAGAACCTAGTCGGGATGTTCATTCGGTGACATTCTCCCTCGATATTGTATGTGGTGTCAAGAAAATCAATGTCCGAGCCTGAATAAATAATTCTCATCAGCTCAGTCCATGAATCTTTCTCAGATTCGCATATCGGTCAACAAGTACGTCCAACGTAGTCTGAAGCTGATTAATCGTGATGCAATCGTCCTGGTGCTGCCTGTGATATTTTGCGATTTCTACAGATTCGTCGTAAAATGGTGTATCTGCCTTTTCGTCCACCTGTCTTTTTAACTCATTGTTATAAGCGCACATTTTATCCAGTTCAGCCTGAAGCTCGTTGATTTTATTATCCTTGTCTAAAATCTCATGTTGCTTTGCTTCTCTCTCATCAGCCAACCGAACAAGTTCTTCTTTCAACTGATCTACTGTCCAACTCTTCAAATCTTCAATTCTCATGGCATCCTCCCTTAAAGCTTAGTAAATATTTCCATGTCATAGTTATTTCGAATATAATCCACGCATTCAGACAACTTTTCTTTTAAGAACGGGTCGTTTGCAATGTCTGGATGTATTGAATATAGTGTGCAACTATCTTTTTTACCGTCTTTCTGAAATTTCTTCCAGTCAAATGTCATTACGAACAACGGAATTGCTTTGAGATTTTTGGTCTTGTATCTTATGTAGAGATTGAATATCTTTTTGAACACGAATACTCCCCCTATCTGGTCGAACTTAAAATAATTTTATTCTTGCACTGTGGACAAACAATGTATTTTTGCTTGTACCCGAATCCAGATGGCATATTTGTAGCAAAATGCTTCTCTATATTTTCTTCTTTAACATCTTCTTTTTCATCGTACTGCAACAATGCTCCGCATTTTACACATTTTATTCTTTTTAATGTTCCAGGAACTAAAATTTTAATCATTTTTTTCTCTTTCCTCCCTGTGCTTCATCTGGCATTCAATCATCTTCGCTATATTCTCACGTTCCTGTTTTATTCCATGTCCCTGACGGAACAACTTACATTCGAGGATATTTCCGCATCTGGAACACTCGTCTTTAATTTCTTTTCCTGCTATTTGCATTTCTTCTCCCTTGTTGGGCGGATAATTAATCCATAATATTGTCCACGATCAAAATAATCTGTTGCTGTTTCGATACAGCGTGTTCTTAATTGTTTGTAAGCGTTTTTATAAAATTTCAAATCAGACATTATTTTGTTAATTGATTCATAGTCTAGGTTCTCCCAGCATTCGCAGCCATCATTAAAGAATCTAAAGTCTGCACAATGTTCACTGTCGCCATTACAGCAGGCGCCTTCGCATACTGCGTATCATTTACACGTGCAACAACATTTACATCCTTTTGTGTCCATAAACACCATCTCCTTAATTAAAAAAGTCCAGTGTGCCGACTTGAACGGCATAAATCTCCCAACGAGAAACACTGGAACCGAACGAAGTAAGAGAAAAAGATTCCAATGATTGCAGTTCATTGGAATCGGAAAGGCAGGAATCGAACCTGCGGCACATAGCTTACAATGCCATTGCTCTACCACTGAGCTACATTCCGTACCGCCTGTAACGGCCAGTTCTCCGAAAAGGAACTGGGTTGATTTCCACATCACATGCTTTCGGACCAGATGAAAATATCCAGATAAGCATTAACCTTTCCATCGTAAAACGCATGAACTAGATGGTTCTTTTAGAATTGCCGACTATCACTTCTCACGGCCCGTGGTCTCATCTCTCTAAAAAGTTTTTTACGCAAACGCCTAGTGAGTTGTACGTTTACGCTCATGCGTAAACCCACCTGAGACATAGACTACTTGTATATAAACAGCTTAACTCTAAGCGGATTAAAGCGGAACGCCCGGAATCGAACCGGAGACCAGAGCGCGACTCTGTCAGTTTTCCACTAGCGTACATTCCACATAACCCCGAAACCCCGGGTTAGCAATATGTTTATCGTGTTATGCTTTCCACTAGGCTGTTTTCAACCGTGCCAGCCCCACGGAGTTGTTTCGGATTTGGATATTGATGTCTTTGTGTATAGCGACGAAACCTTTTATATGTCTCTTGAAAACTTCCTGTCCTCAACGTGCACCTATTGACGACAATTTAACTCAGAGACTGTGCCGAACGGGGAATTATCTTCATTGAACAGGCTGTGCCGTTACACACCTTTCATAAAAATAATCCACATACACTCATTCAGCAGTTTTTTCTGTCCATAAAACGGATAGACAGTATATGGAAGAAATGGAAACTACAGGACTCGAACCTGTGACTTGTCGGTTATGAGCCGACCGTTCTGCCAACTGAACTAAGTTTCCTAAGCAGAGGGTTATTGCAGTTCAAGAGTAACTTCCTCTGCTGTTGCGATTCATGCCCTCACAGTCGCAACAAAGGGTCTAAATGCTGTTCTGCATAAGCAGAGTCCATCCGGGGCGTTTGAAGCCCCTTTAATCATCCCCGTTGGGATAGATGGAACCAATTCGGAAGGGAACTATATCATGGCTAAACAATATAGTCCGACTAGGCTAGCGGGATTCGAACCCGCGAATACAGCAGTCAAAGTGCTGTGCCTTGCCACTTGGCGATAGCCCATTATTTGTCCGGGATTTTACCCGGACTCGTAATAGAGTGATATATTTTATAAAATTTTAGAAAGCATCATGTCTATATTTGTACCGTTAAGTCCACGCCAGTTACTTTGGGAAATTGTATTTCACTGACGCAGACCTAAGCTACTCTGGATGCCTCGACCTGTCAGATTCAAAGGCTTTCCCGAACCTGAGAACGACAGGTTTCTGCTTTTCTTGTATTTTCACCCGTTCAATCAGTATGATGAACAGGGGAATTTGTATTGTGAATGCTAACCACATTGGGTTCTCCTTATAACCTAAAGTTCTACGCCTTCCATAACTGCTCTTGCTTCTAATATTGCAATGTAATCGGTCATGGCTTTCACCTGTATATTATATGTACTTCTCGGACAAGTTGGAGTAAACGGAAGCACTCCTTTATCCCATTTTTCAAGCATTGCAGACAGTTTCTGATACCTGATAGCTACCTGATAATATTCGGCTTTAAATCTGTCCTTATAATCAGCACTATTCATAAGTTCCATAGTTTCTTTTAATTCGTTTGGCATTTTACGCGTCCTCCTTATAATCTAAAAATCACAACTGCATTAACTGCAAAACATATTTCCACAGTATAAATACTGCCGATGCTATTGGATTGTTTTTCTTTTCGGTTTCGTCCTGCGATATAAGAAACACTAAGAGCAATGTGAAAAACGCTATATCCAACATGACTGCTACATTTTTTGCGAGAATCATTCTTTCTGTTCCTCTCCGATCATAAAATCAAGAATCTTACCGGCGGTTTCGTCTTCTGGCTCGAATGGCAGGCCACATGTACAATACTTCTCAATCGCTGTTTTAAGGCTTGCTTTGAAACCATTGTAAATTTCTCCATGTGTCAGAAGTTCGTGCCTCAGGATTCTTACTGCGTCCTCTATGGACTGTGGTGTGTATGAGAATTTTACTTCGGATTCCATTTCAATATCCGGCAGAGCCATTAATTCAAAAACCGATGTCGGTAATTCGTCAACTGCGACATGAAAGTCTGCTGATATTACACGATTGATTTTTGTTCCGTCAACAAAATATTGTGTTCCCCTCCAGCCAGAGCCTTCTGGATTTATGATCTTTACTTTTGGAGCATTAGTACTGTTCATTCTTCAAGTCCTCCATTTCCTTTACACTGATTCCGACTATCCCTGCGCTATCTTTGCTGTCTGTAGCTTTGAAGTGTGCTTTAGGATGCTGCGGGTACATAAACTCGAACATGAGGTAATTTGCTGCATCCACGAGATATTCTGTGTTTCCGGTAGAATTATATTTCTCAATACACCGTTCCATGGACGGAAGTGCCTGCACGTTCCCGGTTTTAAAATTCTTCCTAGCAGGACCGTATTTATGATAGCTTACCTCGACTCGATTCTTACGAAGTTCATCAAAGCGTTTACTGTATTCTTCTGACATATAAAAACCTCTTTTTTATTTTTTTGAGAAAAATTGAGTCGGCGTTTTTCCTATCTCCTTCGGAAATATTGTTCCAACGCTTCTCTGGTGATCTGCGATACGCTTTTGCCGGTTCGGTTCTTTTCGGCAATAAGTTTACGCTCTAACTGTCCTGTGAGCCGGATTCTGATTGATTCGCCCTGAGGGTTATTCTTTTTCATAGGCAGCGTCCATCTTTACTGAAAGGATTGGTTTGTCATCAGCTTTTGCTAAAAGTGTAATCCCTTCGCCTTCTTTCCAAGGTGATGTAGCTATCTGAATATTAGAAACACCACTTTCGTTACAGATGTTCAGCAACTGTCTAGCAATATCCATCAGCCCTGACCGAAGGTATCCATCGTTGTTTACTATTTTCTCCATCTTGTTCCTACCCTTCTGTGAATGTAAATGGTTATCATAAATCATTTATTGCTTTTAATTTCTGATTAGCAATTTCAACCTGAGAAGCAAGTACACTAAGTGACACGTCTCTTACAAATGATTCTTCTAACGTCATGTTTTCTCTGTGAAACAACATCGGAGCTGTAAGCACATAAATTTCAATATTCAAATCACGGAGTCGTCTCCATGTTTCTTCGATTTCATCCTTGGTATTTCCAATATCATCAACTCCGCAAATAATCAACGAATCACCATTTCTCATGTTTTCGCAAAGATGTTCGAAATTATTATTTTCATCTATTGAGTCATAAACAAATGTGTCAATTTCTTCGTTCAAAAGTATCTTTTTCTTTGCAGACAATGGAAACCAAATGCCTGACTCTTTTGCATATCCTATCTTCATACTTATACCTGCCTTTCTTGGTATCACCTTATTTTTTTCTGGCAGAGAAACCATTAAGGCTTATGGCTTTCGTGTTGCAATCACTATCTCTGCCATGGGGAACTCTTTTTTTGTTTTTTCGGAATTTTAAAGCCTTGCTGTTAGAAGAGGCTTTTTTAATTTTTCGGGAACTCGGAGCACTCACTCGGCGTGTGTTGGGGCTTATATAGACCCCCTCCCGGTATCCATGCCGGACGCTACCAGGGAAGCCCGCCGCCCCATGGGTTCCCGCTTCCCTGGCTTAACGCTGACCTTTAATGGCCTGCGGCAGTGGTCAAGGAAGAAATATATAGTAGATAATTGTCAGAATATTACATCTATAAGAAAAACAACAGTTTTTTATATAGATTAATGTACATATTGCACAATTTGAAGAATTATATTTGTACATATTGCACAGTTTCTACTAATTTGCCTTGTTTTCGTGCCGTTTGTCCGTGAGTCCTGTACATTTCCGGGCTATTGATACGTCATATATTGCCTCACTCTCCTGTCAGCAAACCGCCAAACTCTTCTTTGATCTGTTCTAAGCTCTCTCGTGGTTTGTCCTGTTTGCCCTCTGCGCTCCGTCCATTCGGTGCATTCCACCTGAACTTAGTATTTAATTTCATGGCTGCGCCCGTGTTATTTCTGTCGCCAATGCTAATATTTGCGAGAGAATGTTCGTCCATTTCTTCCAATTTTTTCATAATGTCTAAGTGCGCAGTGCTTGCAATCTCCCTGTATTCGCCCCTTTTATTTAGTTTCCACTCTTGTATATCATGTATAACATTGCCATCTATATCTATATATATCTTAGTTTTACATTCTCCATTTAGCCAGTTATACATTGTTTGTCTGCCTATTTTTGTATACTTGCTAAATCCTTGCAATGTGACCTCTTTGTTGTATATTGTACATATTTGCTCATATCTATCTAATATATAATCTATCAACGGCGCATTATCTGTATCAATAATGGTCTGCCGATTATATTTTAGTGTCACATCATCAGATTTTAAAAATATTCGATCTCCAGCGTATGACATGGCGGCTTCAAAGGTGTTTTGTTTCATCTCTATCGGGCTTTCAAATTTATATTTTTCACAAAAAGCCTGTAAAAAATTATGTGTTTCATCTTCAAAATTCTCTAACAGCTCCTCCGTTGTTCTCACCATATCACCTCACTTCATAACGTTAATAAAATAAAAAAAAGACGACAAAAACACGCTTGCAGATACATTCCGGGACTTTTCTAAATCCCTTTCTTCTTTCCGATCTGCTCGGTTTTAATCGTCTTAAATAGTCTTATTATTCTTATTACCTTTCGGCTTATTCGGTTGTTAATTCTGTTTTATCATACTTTTATATCACTGTCAACAGTCTATTTAATTTTATTTTTACTGTTACATTACTCTTATTAACTCTATATATCTATACAGTACTGTATATCATGTATATTAATAAACTCTAGGTCTCTAGAATCTTGGAGGGGATTATATAAACAGTTATTATATATTTATACATCTTGTAATACGTCGTTTTTAGGCATATAGTGCACAAAAAGCCAGACCTTCCGGCACCTTGCCCGGCGTGATCTGGCTGCTAAATTCTTATTCTTTTCGTGCTCTGGCTACCGCTCCCCTCCTGAGTTCCGTCGCCTGTCGTTGATTTTATTTTATCCACGTCGGTTTTAAAAATCAAGTCCCAAAATAAAAAAAATTTTTGCTTGACAACTTCGGCGGTTTTGTGATAAATGTATTTTAACAGCTTCGGCGGTGGGGCTGTTTACCGGCTGAGTGCCGCGCCGTCGTTACGCCGCCAGAATAAGACAGCAAAAGCCCCCGGGAGATAGTCCCGGGGGCTTATTTTGCGTCTTTCCAAAATGGAGATATTAAAATTTGCACTTATTCAGTACTATTTCAAATTTACATTCAATTACATCAGTAATTGTTGTCTAAATAATACTATAAATCAGATGAAAAAACAAGGATTGTTTAAATTATCACAATCTGTAATTACTTTCGTTCCTCTATCTAAATATTTTGCTCGAACATCATTAAATCTTCGCTTTCCCTTACTGATCGTATAATCTTTGTGAACTGTGTACACAGTTCCGGGCGTTTCTACTGTAGCCGGTGCATAAGCACACATATCAAGTGTCATTTCCTGTGCTGGCAAAACGTCAACAACCTGCACGTTGTCAATTCTTATCAAGTCCTCATGCCGTCCCAGACTTGGAAATGTCCGGGGATTTAAGATTTTTCTGTAAATTACGTCAACTTCTTCCTGGTTATCCGGCATAATATGCAGCCGCAGGTCCAGATCAGACACCACGCTTTCATAAATCGGTGTATTAACCCAGCCCACAAAAGAATTCCCGGATTTTACCCTGACCGGAAAACGCTGCTTAAACTCCTCTGTCTCTGATCCTGCGACAGCTCCGCCACGCCACCTCATGCAAATTTCCGGCTTGTTCATGACTCCGTTGCCGGATACAGATATCTTCATATCATGCCAGCTATCCCACTGACAAAGAAAATGGACCATCCCAGCAACTGTAGAAAAAGGCGGAAGCGGGTATATTTCGCCCCGCTTGCCATTCCATCCCGGCATTGAAAACCGGGCGGCGTCCATATGTCCTTGTATCATTACTGATCTCACTTTTCGCTCCTTGTTTTTGACTTGTTTAATTTTTTCCATCTTTCCGGATATGCTTCGCGGAACCAGTCGAGGAAATTTCCGAATAGCGCTTTCTCTGCTTCTTTGCGTGCCGCCGCGGCGTCCTCAATGTCGTTAAATCTGCCGAGACGATAATTTTTCCCTTGAAATTCTATTTGCGCAACCCACTTTTCTCTTACTCTATCCCAATAAACACCTTTGACCCCAGACGTATTGTTTTTTAACATTTTTCTTGGCATTATAGATAATACCGAAGTATTTTTCTCAAACCCCTCTTTTACTGTATTTTGAGCTTTTATAATATTTTCTTCCCAGCTCCTAAGTCTAGCACATCCGCATGATTGAATCTTGTAAAAACGCCCCGCAGGAACTTTAAATTCCTTCCCACAAGGGCATTGGCATAACCAATCTGAACCCTCTTTGCCAGCTCCCAGATATTTAATTGCCTTGCATCCGTATTTGTTAACTTTCCCGGCCAAATCTGCCGGTTTTAAATAGTTTTGTTCCCTGTTTACGCATCCGCACGACACATTTTTCCCGGACGCTATAGCATCATAGCGCATAGTGCATGTGTTTCCACATTTACAGCGACACACAACATATAAACGCCTATTTTTCCTATATGCGTTTATAACTTTTAATTGTCCGTGCACCTCGCCGTTAAATTCGTCCGTAAAAACAGGCGTATTTCTACAGGCTTCCGAGCAGTACTTAGCGGCGGCACTTCCGCCGCTAAACTCCTTGCCGCAGACAGAACATATTCTTTTAATCATTCTGATCCAGTTCCCTCTCTTGTACAAATCCGCACAGGATGCCATTGTACAGGTCTTCCGGTATTTCTTCCTCCATCAACGGCTGCCTTTCCTCGAGTTCGGCGTCAAGACTTGCGTCTATGTCTGCAAGTGCCTGTTCTCTGTCAAATCCCATTTTTACAGCTTTGTTTAATAAATCAATTGTTTTCTTCATCTTCTTTTCCTCCATTTTCTTAAATTTCTTCGGTGTAGGAAATTCTAAGAGTATTGTCCTCAACTTCCCAGAAATAATTTTTACTGTCATATTTTTCGAGGTTTCTAAACTCCTCGATTTCTCCACTTGTCAGTGTCATTTCTACGGTCACCGGTTCGGTTCCCATCTTCCCGGTTTTCATTGCTTCTTTCTCAATTGCTCGATCAATTTTTCTTTCTAGCATCTTTTTTCCTCCTCCTTATGCCCGAGCATATGAAATAAAATTCTGCTCGGCGGTTTCGTCAACGAGTTCCGCCGGGATTCTCACCCAGTTCTCACCCAGAGAACTTATAAAATTCTCTTTCTGGGCTTCTGTGCCGCACAGCCAAGCTGCTGTGACTTTGGAACATCCGAAGTTTTCGGAATTGTTCCGCGCCACCTGTTTTAATTCAAATTCTTTCATTTTTCTCCTCCTAGTTAATCCCGGTAACTTTAACACGGGTTTGTAAAATATCTTCCGCAGCTTCCAGAATCTCGAAATCAACAATGTACTCCTCACCGTTCTGGTATACGGCGATTGCTCCGGACTCCAAAAGTTCCTCGCCGTCCCCGTTTCCATCCCAGAGCTGACCGAAGAAATATTCTTTACCAGCTTCAATTGTGTCCTCGGAACAGAGGACATATGACAATGTGTTTAATTTCATGTTTATTTTCTCCTTGACTTTTCCCCTGCGCTGACATATAATTTCGATATCAGCAATTTTTATTGTTGTTTCCCGGTGTTCCATGATTTCACTGGGAGTCGTCCCGATCAACGGCGAGACGTTGAGTTGAAATATGTTAAAATAAGATTGTAAGGTCTTATCAAGCGGGGCGTAACTGTTTTAGTTACGCCTTTTCGTTGCCATTCAGGTAATTGATATACCCTTGTCGAGCAGCTCCCTGCATACACTCTTCGGGAGTTTCTTCCCGGATTTCTCCAGAGTTTTCAAAATATGCAATTCGTCCGGTGCTCTTCTGTACCACTTCATTTACTGATAATGCACAAAATCTTTCACGTTTTTCGCGAAATGCCTCAGCCCGCTCAACAAGATTAATCAATCTTTCAAGCTGAGGAATTGAAAAACATTTCAAGTCCTCGTCTGTGATAACGTCTCTAACGTACCACTGTAAGTTTTCAGCAGTTTCATTTTTCTTGTTAAGCAAATCTTCTTTTCTCATTTTTGTCCTCCGTTCCGCCCCTCCTGGGGTTGTGTGATTGGTTCAACTCATTCTTTTTAAGATTTCTTCTTTTAACAGTCTGGATTCAAAAAAATCATTATTAGTCGCATATTCATAAAGCAACTTTTCGTTTGAAAGCTTCAGCATATCGTAAACTTCTTGCTTTCTCTTTGATATTTTTTCTTGATCTTCCTGTACCCTTTTCAACCTTGCATCAACTACTTTTAATGTTTCGAGATTGTACAAATCTTCACCGTTCAAAATTCCGGATTTTATTAATTTGTACTCTACTAAATACATTTTATTTCGAATTTCGTCATAATACAAATAGTTTGATTCATCAATAACTTTTACAATTTTAAAATCAAAGTCATCATTTTTCAAAATATCTTGTTGTATTGACCTGTTATTGTGTTTTCCTCTTGCGATTTCTCCCTTGTGGACTTCCGCACGCTTTTTTAATTGTGTAGAAGAACCTATATATTTCTTTCCGGTTCTTCTATTTGTTATTGTGTATACTCCGCATCGGTCTTTATCTGGAATATTGAATAAATCACTCATTCTGTAACCACTTCCTTTCTATGGTTACAGTATATATTATTAGTGCTTAATTGTCAATAGTTATTTGTGCTTAATTTACATTTTTTTCATTCTATCCATTTTATCAAGTTCTGCAAGAATTAATTCCCTTGCGAAAGCGTTGGTTTTTAATCCGTATGCGTTTATTCTGTCGAGTGTTCCCTGCGGTAAGATCACATTTATTCTATCCTTATTTTTCATACATTTCTTTACTGCTTCTCTATTCTTTATTGCTTTTTCTTCTACTGTTAATTCTGCCATGTTTATTCCTCCTTTATTTTTCTTCATTATAATATGCGTGTGCTTAATTGTCAACAATTTTAGTGCTTAATCATAATGCACAATTTGCCATAAATAATTAGTGCTTAATTTGTACATTATGTCAATTGCTATTAGTGCTTAATTAGTGTATTATATAACCATCAACAGAGAGCAAACAACCCGGACGCAGAGCCGGGAGAACGGAGAAAAAAACATGATTAAATTTTTAGACTTATTCAACACAATGCACTGTGATTTCTTTGAAATCCAGAAAGGCAGAAAAAGCGAATTTGTAGAATGGGAAATGAGCGGCAAAATGCTTCAGACCTGCAAAAAATATTTTGATGATCGAGTGATTGATTTCTATATCACAAGATCAAACAAGAATAATGAGTTAGGGCTTGTTATTAGACTGGAGGAAATAAAAAAATGAGATATAACATCTATCTGGGCCAGATTGAAAAGGCCCACACAAAAAGAAAATTAGAAAAGCTTCTGGAACTGATCGGGAACGACTTCGCCGGGATTAACTCCCGACAGTATGAGGAATTAAAGTTTTTAATTCTTTATAAAATGTCAGCATAAAAAGGACTTCGGAAAAAACCGAAGCCCACTAAAAAGAATATTAAAATACCAGCAAAAATAAAATATCACAGAAAAGGAGAAAAATCAATGGCAAACAAATATTTGAATAGATTAAATTGGGCGGTGTTTACAATGATCGACCGCAGTACACAAGGCGACCACAGAAGCAAAATAAGCGTTGCTGGTTTATTTGCTTATCCGACAAATGCAGAAGACTTTAGAAAAACGCTTCCAAGCGAGCACGAGTGGTACATACTTGATCTTGACCGCTTAGAGCGATTCGAAGAATTTTATAATTACGTTCAGGACATAAATGAAAAATATGGAGATTATGCAATATTTCATATTAATGACGGCGGTTTTTTTGTTGATGAATTAAACTGCTTTCGATATATCCTTGATCTTTGGACAGATGCAAAAATCAAATAATTCCCTCCGGTGGCGGTCAAGCCGTAGCCCCAACGCAACCGCCGGACTTCAAAAATAAAAAAAGAGAGGTAACCAACTATGAGTAAATATTTTAAAAATGTAAAAAGCTACAAGGATTTAAAAGAGCAGTACAAGAAACTTTTGAAAGAGAATCACCCGGACAACGGCGGAGACCTGGACACAATGAAAGAAATCAATGCGGAATATGATATTTTATTCCCGCTCTGGAAAGATCGCGCTGCAACTGCTGACAGTCTGACAGAAGAAGAAAAGACAGAGACAGCCACCGGAACCCGTCGTACATTCTACACCGACAACGGCTGGGAGGGTTCCAGATATGACAGCCATTTGTCATTGAAAGAAATCGCAAAAATTGTTAGAGGATATGTGAAAGAAAAATATCCAACTTGTAAATTTAGCATTCGCACGCATTACGCAAGTATGTGTCAGTCATTAAGCGTTGATTTGTTGGAGTTCCCTGAAAGAATGTATAAGACAGCCGAAGAATTAAAGAAAAATTATTGGGAAGAATGCACATATAAAGACAAAGACGGAAAAGAACATACTTATAAAAATATCAGTGATGAAATTCAGGGCGTATGGAGAAAATTATATAACAATGATATTTTTGCCGCTGACAGTTGGACAGATGACGAGCTTTTAAAATGCTACGAAAAAACAGTTTTTGAGGAAAACAAAGTATATTATGGAGTGCCTACAGAGTATTTTCAGAGTGTTATTGACGATGTAAATGATTTTGTATCATCCTACAATTATAACGACAGTGACGGCATGATTGACTATTTTGACGTTAATTTCTACGACGGTAAAGTTGATTATAGAGACTGCAAATACGTTCCTAAAACAGCCAGAATTAAAAAACAGAATACAGCCCCGGCGCCGACAGAGAGCGCCGAAAAAGAAACATCTGAGCAGATCGGCACAACTGGCGCACCGTATACAGTACAGGAAAGCCAGCACACAAAAACCGGCGAAAAGATTTACCTTGTTAAATGGTTAGACACTCTCAGCAGGGAAAGTTACAAAGAATTATCTGCACAAATTAAGAACATTGGCGGTTATTATTCCAGATTTACGCACAGTTTTATTTTTAAAACTGACCCGTCAGAAGCTTTGAAAGGGGTGAAAATTGCATGAACGAAAATTGTGTAAAATATTGTTGCAGGTGTCCTAAATTGGGCGCCTGTGAACATTCACAAGACGTTTTGTTTAAAAAATTATTCTCGCAATATGGATATTACAGAGAGGATACAAGCAATAAAAAAATAGGAATTTATGAGCAGCACCCGGAACAACTTCACACCGAAAGCGAAATTTTGAGATATTTTGAACGCTCGCAAAAAGATATAGATGAACTGCAAGAAACTATATTGCAGTTAAAAGCATATCAGGCAGAATTGACACGCCGTTATAATTTTGTAAAAACTTCACCTGTAAAAAAGAAAATTGTATTAAAGCGTCAACAGCGCTGGCATGAAAACGTGTTTTATTACATATTTTTCTATGATGTAAATTTGAACGATGGTCATGAAGAACAGACAAATTGTATAAAATACGCCGGTAAAGATAGAAAAAAGGCTTTTGATATGTTCAAACAATTAAAATCCAGCAACCCCGGCGCAGATTTTGCAGAAGATATAAAAATATGATCTTGGTTAATGAATAATAATTTCAGGTGTAACGGTTCCCGCCGGGTTCGATTCCCGGCAACACCTTTTATAACCCGGCTCCCATGGGTAAAGGGAAGAAAGAAAAAAATGAGAAAATATAATTATTCAGAAATGGGCGCTATTTGGTGTGATCATGCCCGGGAAATAGTTGAAAATGGTGTTTTTATTGCCAATGATGGCAGTAATTGGGATTTATGGGAACATAACGGGACTGTGTATAGTATTCCCGTCGAAGGCTTCGACTGCGGTGCGTCTGTCTGGTGCGACGTTAAAAACCTGAAACGGCACTTGTACGGGCTTATGCATATTTGCGGCCGTTCTTCTCTTATTCCGAGTTGCTGGGGAAATGTTAATGCTGATTTTTTGGCATCACTTGGTATTTGTTAAATAGGGGGCGGTATTATGTCAAAAGCTAAAAGGAAAAAATTAGAACAGGCTGCGATTGAGATTGTAGCCGGGTCGATGGAATATATTGGAGAATATGACCAAATTTGTAAAGAAGCTGCAAGCCTTACAGATTCGGAACTATTGAATTTTTTAGAAAAATATTCTGATTTAGAACAGTAAAACACTGCTCTTTTCCTGGTGCCCCGCATCCGCTCCGGGCGGCGGTGGTTCGTGACCTGTGTCGGGACTTCGCCGGGGACTTGTTCTCCGGTTTGATGCACATTGACAATTATATATATCTGTATCGGCTCCTATTTGACGTTTTAACGGCTCTTATCGTGATTCTGGTATATTTTATCGAAAGCATATAAAACCACCTTAAAACATCAGATATTGAATGATAACAGGGATTGACGACAGAGCGCAACGGGGTTATTATTACTTTGTATAGTTGCGCGGATGTTTTGCCCGGTCTGGTCTTTATGTTTCCAGACTGTGCGAAGCTATGCAGGCTTTGTTCGTGATCGCTCCGGCGGTCTTGTTTCTGTACGCTTTAAGGCGTTTTGTTTGGGGTAGCTATGCCTTAAACACTTCTATAACGCCGTATTTGGCTTTTTAAGCGTGCTTTATGTGCTTTCTGTATATTTTACCACGGTTGCACGAAAAACGTTTTTAAACGTGTTTTACAACGTTATATTGGAATTGGTTTTGACTCTGGCTGTGTCTGGCGCTGGCTCGGTACTTCCGTAGCTGTTCCCGGTCCGCTCCCGGGTTATCCCCGGCGGGCTGTGTTTCTGGCTCTCTGTTTGGCTTTGGTCTGCCAGATCATGCCGAGCGATGGGGTTTTATAGGTTCCCTGTGGCGGTCTGTTCCTGATCGGCCGGAGGTTCCCGGGATGGTCCCGGGAGGGACAAAGGCACCAAGGAAATGTACGACAAGTCAGAAACAGCATCAAAACCAGATCGGTTTGAACTGGGAGAATCTGAAAAAAATCGCAGAAATCTGAAACTAATTCAGACCTGCGACTTTTTTTATTTTGTGCATTTTGTATATAAATTCCTACAACGTACCTCGGCGTGATGTAAATTTTTATTTCATTACATTCAATTCGTCTTTTCCAGTCGTATTCTTTCTTCTCGTGATATCAGAAATCTTATTCCTACGTCTTTTCTGCCGGCTCGTTTCCTTACTTCTGCGCTTCGCTGATTCCCTGCTGATGGTTCCCATGCCTACTCCTTTCTGAACATCTCCTTCATGTTCTGGCTTCGTGAATTGAGGTTTATAATTGGCACATCCACATTAAGTTCATCTGGTGCGATACCTACAATCACAACCTTTGCCGGCTCTATTGCGTCCAACATTTCCTTAAAATTCTCGCAAAACTCCATTCTTGCAGACTTTGACCGCACTCTGCCATTGGTGCAACATGATACAGTGCTTCTGTGTGGTGTTCCATCAAATATCCATGGCATTTCCTTTGGACTAATAATATTTACGGATGGGATGATTTTAACGCCCATAACCGCCCAATAATATCCTAAGGCATGGTTTCTATACAGGTTGTAGATGTTCAACGCACTTGGCATCCCGGAAGCAATTGTGAAATCTGGGCTGCAAACTGAATTGAAACATTTCAGATGCTCGATGTACTGGTCCGGCTGATTCCATACCTGCAGAAAGCTTTTGTCATCAATGTAGAAATTCACCGTCAGGTCTTTATGGCCTTTCAATGATCTGGATTTTGAAGACACAAAGTCAATCGACTTGCCCGGCGAGAAATCCACTTTTGGAAGCATTGGTATCTGAAATTGTCCATCAAGTTCTGCACCGGTTATCAGATATTCTTTCATCACATCATATGCGGTATGTATCACAACGTCACCTCCATACAACCATATTAGCATAATTTTGGCAACAAAAAAAGACCGCATTTCTGCCGTCTACGATGGTTTTTCCTGTGTCTCACACACAAGTTTTCCTCCTATGGTTTTAATTCGAATATTTGTTCTTGTTCCTTACCTGTTCCCTAGCCTGTTCCCTCGAACTTTTAAACACCTCTAAAAAGCACAAAAAGCCTTGATTTTACAAGGTTTTCGTAGCAGCCAGTACGGGAATCGAACGTATTTTAAAACTGCTATCTTTCCTATAAAATCAACATTTCTAACATTTTTAAGGTGTTCCTTTTTGTTCCCTTGCTGTTCCCTCTGCTGAAATAACCAAAGTTAATTTGATACTACCATAAACTCATCTATGCTGTCCATGATTTTCTGCTTTTTCTTGAGGTCCTTTCGGTCTCTGTGATAATAATTCTCGGAGCACGAAATATTTGTGTGGCCCATCTGTGATGTGACCATCTGATTATCTATGCTGTGATCGAGTAGTATAGTGCAATATGTTTTCCGTATTTTATGCGGTGATTTTTGAATACAGCCAGTTTTCTTACATACTGTTCTTAACCGGTTTCTGAACGAATAAGTATTTAATCGCTTTCCATCTTTGGAAAATATATATTCGCAGAATGTCGACATATTTCTAAGCTTCTGTAATATCCATATACACCCCTGAGGAACCACTACATTTCTTACGCCTGCTTCTGTTTTCGGAAAGTCTTTTACTTCAAAAATGCCTTTATGGTTTTCAAAATGCCTTACTTCCGTTCTTCTGACTTTAATAGTACTGATATGTGGTAGCCAGTCATTCCATTTCAAAGCGCATAGCTCCCCAACTCTCAGACCGGTTACAAACATAAGCATGATGCCGAGATTTACCATATCCTGATTGTCTTTCAAGTAATCAATCATCCTGTCCATTTCAGCGTCGTTGAATACTTCTTCCGAATCTTCTTTGATATTTCTTTTGAAAGATTTATCGGTGACATCCAAGTCATAGAATAATTCCTGCACGTTCCAATCAATCAGCTTGTTGCGCTTTGCCCATTTTAGGGTACCTCTGGTAATTGTCTTAAGATTGCAGAAAGCTTTTGCGGTTAGATTGTGTTCGCTGATCTGTTCTTCCAGGAAGTTGCTGATATCCTCTGACTCAATGTTTTTAATTCTGCGTTCGCCCATAGTCCCAAAAAAACGATTAAAGTCCTGCTGATATCTCTGATAAGTTTGTATTGAAATCTTATTCAGATCAACCTTGCGCTGCGCCCATTCCTCGAATATAGTCTTGACTTTCGGATTCTCTGCTTTCTCTCGGTGTGTTTTTACAATCAAGTCCTCTAAATCCTGTTTAGACCGACGTTTGAACATCTTCCGCTGTCCGGTTTCGTCATGAGTCATACGGATTTTCCAATATCCGTCAGATGCCTTCCATATACTGTCCCTGTATTCTTTTAAAATTTCTTCCCTTTTATTCATTTCAACTTGCTCTTGTATGTGAGACAAATTGATGATACCATTCTCAATTGCATATTTCAAGTCGCCATTATTCATAAAAAATAAGGAGGAACCGGGATATCCTTTCGCTGGCCAGCGGCTCCTCGTTCCTCCTTTCTTTCACACATAATCAAAAATATTCATCTGTCCTTCCGGCATATCATCTTCAAGATTGAAGAATTTACAGGCAATAAAATTTCCATGCCAGTCCCGATCACCGCCGTACATCAGACATTTTCCCCTCTTTCCGTCCCTATAGAATCTACATTCAGAACATTTATGCTGATATGCTGTTCCCCCGGAACGTTTATACATTTCGCTTATTGTTCTCATTTCTTTTCCTTTCAAAGGTTTAAATTCTCAAAGCTGCTCTTCTTTTTGTTCCTGTTCTTCTTTTAAAAATCCCTTTCATTACGCATTCCGTCGGTAGGCATCCTCTCATGCGATCGTTAATAAGGATGTAATCGCAAGTTCCATATGATAACCCTCCAGAATTATTCTTTGAAAAATAATCACAATGCTTACATTGCTTTTCTTTTAAATTCTGAATTTCTCTGAAAGACATTTCGCCCCATGGTTTAACAGCTATTTTCATTCTCTTTACCTCGCATTCCTTGTACCATCTTCATTTTCAAATGTTGTGCTATATGTTCTCTGACAGATTCCTCTGGAAATGGGATTTCAAGTGATCGCTCCAGAATCCTGTTTGTGATTCTCTCGTCATATTTCAGTTCTGATATCTGGCAGTTGCTCGTGAATATAGTGATTTTCCTGTCGGCATACCGCCCGTTGATAATGCTATAGAATCTTTCGTTAATCCACTCCTTACCAGAATCAGCGCCGAAGTCGTCAATGATAAGGATTTCTGTTCTGGACAAATCCTCTATCAACTTTCCTTCCGTATTCCCTTTGTCTCCCCATGTATTCTTGATCTCATCAAGAATCCTGAGGGATGTGGTGAACTTTACTGGCTTCTGGTATTTCTTCATAATTTCATTCGCCAAGCTGCATACTGTTTTGGTTTTGCCAGAACCTTTTGCGTTTGAGAAAAGGTATAGCCCTATTCCTTTCTTCTGCATATCAGGAAGATTTTTAAACCAGTAATTTACCGCCTGAGCCGCCTGAGAAAATACTTTTCGGCTCTCGGCGTTCAAATATACACTTGACTTCAAATCATTGAAATTTGAGCCTTTAAACACGTTTGGAAGCTCTGCAAATTTCAATTGATTTTCAAGGATTATTCTTTTTCTGATTCCGCAAGGGCATTCCTCGCAATAGGGAATACCACTTGCATCTCTTACCCATCTCCACCCACTGTCCCCGCACTCAGGGCATTCAAGCGAACGGGGTATCTGATTCTTCTCCGTTCCATTCTCCAAGTGGGACGAGTGGTTCGACATTTCTTTGAGTTGTGTCAGTTCCATTTCGCATATCCTCCCTGTTGTGGTATTTGTTTTCGAGTATCTTTAAGAAGTTGTTCGGTTTCACAAACCATTCAAAATTTATCATAAAATCAGTTTTCTTTCCCATAAGAAAGTCACTGTTTTGTACGTTCCTCAGAGCTTCCATTACCTTATCCATGCCATATTCTCGGATTCTCGCTTTCAGCATTTGCGTTCGCCTTGCTGTCATTCTTGCGATTGGCTGAATACCGAACTGCTGAAGCTTATTCCATTCGTCAACTACTTTCTGCACGTCACCGGGCTTGACTAAATCTTTTTCGCAAGAAATCTGCTCTGGGATCTCCGGCATACGCTCTTCCTCTGATAATTCTTTCTGGCGTTTTCTATGCTCTGCGACCCGTTTTCTGGTCTGCTCTCTGATTTTTTCAAGCCCGTCAATATTCTGATGCTCTTCCCATCCGGGAATTGAAAGTAATGTTCCATCTCTGGTTATCATGCCGAACTTTTCAAGAATTGTAAGTGCAAGTTCGATCACACTTTCATCAAAGTCCAGCTCGTCAGCTAGCATTTTATTTGTATATGGAATATTCTCTGTCAGAAAAATAATCCCGTTTGAATTACAACGCCCTGCCATCGTCAGGAGCATCATCCAGATCAATACAATATTATTTCCCTCTGGAAGTTTTCTGATATGCCGGATTTTTTTGTTGTCAAACATATCAATTTCTAATCGAATCCAACTCACCTTTGTCATTTAGCCACCTTACCGTCTGGTAAGGACATTTCCACCCTTACCACATTGATTTTCGGATAAAATTCTCCATCATTGTTTCTTTCCAACTTGATATGTGCTTTTCACAGGTATCGTCTTCCTCTATCAGGATGCCTTTGCGGTCGCACAGCCCGTTGTCGTTTTCAATACAAGTTTCGCATGTTTTATCTGCCATTTTCTTCATCTCCTCTCGCAATCAATCCTCCACAATACGGACAAAATGTATAATCCAGTCGATTAAGTGGTTTTCCGCAACTACACCATGCTTTTACGGGCCATGATTTATAGTAGTCTGGCATAGAGTTGAAGTCATTATCGCTTAGCACTTTCATTTTTACAATTTTCCCGTGCTTCGAATATTCTATTCTCGCATCCTCTTTCCCATCAGAATACCCGTGGCTATATGCGCTGTTCAGCTGATATTCTTCAGCTGATATTCAATGGATTTGACAGCGTTATCTAAATACTTATAAGCCATTCTTCATCTCCTCCAACTGTTTTACTGCTTTTCTATAATCTCTATTCGCAGACCGGAACATCATCAAAAGTATTTCAGACACAGGCCTTGTCCGATTTCTTCGCTTTGCTTTTTTGACGCATGTAAGATCATTTGCTTCTGGTACATATATTCCTACATAATGTGGAATTTCAAGGGATACCGCAGCGCATACATCTGTCGGCATAACCAGGTAGTTATAATCACCAATAAAATTCAACCCATGACCAGAACGAAAATCTTCAGCTGATGATTTAACCTCATAACAATAGCAGTCACCTTTTTCTATCCCGGACACACTATTATTTGCTGGCACGAATCGCATATAATCCACCCTTACCGCATGATCTGTCGAATAATCGAATGTCACTTCTTTCGCCCAATAAATACGTGGATCATTGTGAGGATTTATTTTCTTTTCAAGCATGGCTGATAATTTTGCTGTAATCTCAGGTCTTGTCATTTTGAACCTCCTCCAACTTCTTCTCTATCGGATTAATAATCTCTTCCAATACCTGCTGCTCATAATTTTCTTTCCAAAATTTCTCTCTTTTCCAAAACGGAACTTTTTTAACTTCACCTATTAAATCAATACACGCCATTGCTTCCAGCATTCCCCAACATCCATCACAGGCTCTTTCATTGCACCACTTTGCAAATTCTTTAAATTTCATTTTTGAGTTCCTCTAACTTCTTCTCAGCTTCTTCACGGGTGAGGAATACCAAATCATTTAATTCTCCGAGCCATTCATCATGGTTTGCCCACAAAAACTGTTTACCATCTTTGCCACATTCAATTCCACTTAACACGTTTTCCCGAATATCCATGCCGCATATGTCCCATACAGTTGTGCCAATAGGACACGGCAATTTCACAAGCAAACCCTGTTCTTCTAAGTCTTTATAAGATTTCAGTTCTTCTAGCAGCTCTGCAACATCTTTCAACCAATACAATCCTCCATCTTCAAAACAACATTCATAAGTATCTTGATAATACGGGCATCCAACCGCTTCCTTGTCGCTGATAGGATCTCTTAAATCCTTGCCAGTTCCACAGACAATGCGTTTATACTCATCATCCATATGTATGAAGTTTTCGTGGTCTGCATAGCAACCACCTCCTGTATCTTGACTGGCAACACATCTAAGTGCTTTTATCGTATCGTCAAGTGTTAATCTCTCCATCTACTTCACCTCTTATCGCTTGCTTTTTATCGCTCATTTTCATCGCTTGTTTTTGTAATTTCTCTCAAGCAGGCATTCCAACCGTCGGCAAATAAGTTTTTCTGCACTTCGTAATTGCTCACGGGTGCAGTTGTACTTTTCTTCTCTGGTAACAGCTTCAATGGACACCAAACAGGTTTTGATTTACTTTCACAATCATAATGTTCTTCTGTTATCAGAATTTCATCGCAGTCTAAACAGTCAGCTAATTCACACAAACCCTCATATTCAAGTTCGCCGCAGTATGAAGTTCCGAACGGGCAATCATAGCAATTCTCTGGTGTATCTATTACTAATACTGATTTACTCATTCACTTCACTTCCTCTCAGCATTAGACTCAACGTGTTGTATCCCGGGCAAGTCCTGACCCCGTTTCTGGTATCTCTTAGCAGGACACAGTACGGATATAATGCCATGACCTCATAGACGTGTTCTGTGGTGTCTTCACCGCGCTGGTCGATGTATTTGAAGCACTTGCCCGGTCTAAGAAAGTATCTTGCGCATACATACGCTTTTGTTCCGAATCTTACACTTGCACTACTCATTTGTGTTCCTCCTGTAACAATTCTGGATTGTCGAAAATGTTGCCAACTACTTCATAATGTTCAAGATCAAACTCATCAATATACTGTCTGTCTATGCTATTAGCTTCATGCATTACCCATCCTGCAACACCCCATTCAACGGTTTCATATGCCGCATCCTCTGGGTAGGATTCGTCCAAGTGTGCCATCAGAATGTCATTCTCCCAGATTCTCTTCCCATTCTTGTCGCAAAGTCCCGTGAACTGGCAGAGGGTTTCTGGATTAATTTCCGTGTATTCCCATACTGTATGACTATCTACAGGGAAGATTAAATGTTCTTCGTTTCCTAAAAAGTTATGTCTTTTCTGATAATATCCCTCAACCCATCCATCGTCTCCAATCCGCTTTGCCTTAAAAAGAATTTCTCTCATTCAACCCACCACCTTTCACAATCTGCATAACTGTCTGATATAGCGCGGAATTTCTTCCGACCAGCTTTGTTATGTATGTGTCCAACTGCTCCACAACTGCTTCCACATCATAGGCGGTCGGCTGCGCGTCAATCATTTTAAACGCACTTTCTGCCGTAATTAAACTGTCTTTTCCTCCAACTTGCTTGTAAAATAACTCTTCATTCATTGCATCCGCATCAATCAGTCTCATAATCTTCGCACTCCTCCGCATATTCATAACTGTCCATCTCATCACATCTGCACTGGCAGGAATCCTGTTTCGTACAGCAGATGTAGCATTCTGTTTCACCGTCCGGGCATTCTAATTTACATCTTCCCATTAATCCAGTCTCCATCCTTTTCGAAGTAAATGTATCTGCTGTTCTTCTTGACCGGCCCTGATGTGTCAATACCGTATTTTGTCAGCAGATTTCTCAGAAACTTTAATTTAAACTCTTTTAACGTGATCTTGAATCTGGTGTAGGTCTTGCCGCCTTTCTCAAAAATTAACATTTCCATGTTCAGTCTTTCTCCTCTTTCCTCATAATTTCTTTTGTGCATTTGTCGCAATAGCAGCCTTCCTGCCCCTCTATCTTGTATAAGAAGCACGTCCAGTGTCTGTTCCAGATGCCTTTATCGTTGCATCCCTTGCAGCTACCTTGCCCATCTCCTTCGCATCGTATTATTTTTAACATTTATTCAGTCCTCCTTATATGGTTTTGGCAAGTACATCCATGCAATAACTTCACCGCCTATACATTCTCCGTTCCATTCACCATAGTCATTAATGGACGCTGTCTTTAACCACTTTCCGTACATTCCACAAAAACCACTATATTTAACAGTTGCAATTACATCTTTATGTTTCTCCGGCAATCTCTCACTGACCGGAATCCAGCTGATAGATTTTAAATGCTCAATAACTTTCTTCTGTTCATCTTCCGATTTACAGTGTATTACAACGTCATAGGTATCATCGTATGCACTAAATGTGCCGTCTTTATTCTGGATAAGTTCCATTGCATCACTCATACTTCCACCTCACTATCCTCTGGCATCTGGAATATCATTTTTTTCATAAAATCTTTTCTAATAGTTTTTGCAATTGATGTATTATCTTTTCCCCTCTGAGATTCACTAGCCGATTTGCAGACATCAGGAAGAAGAATTTCATTTAATTTTGCATCTGCATATGCATCCTGAATCATGTCCAGTACTTTCATAGCTTTTTCTCTGGTGGAATATTCTCCGAGTAAATAACTGCATCCAGTGATATATGATGTTACAACTGTTTTTGTAGTCCCTTCTGCAATTTCGATACCAGCTGATACATTAAAATTAACTAATATCTCTTTATTCTGACTTCTGATTAACATTTTGCGTCCTCCTTGTAATTCTCAACCGCAGCTATCTTATTTTCGTACATTGCAATTATGTTTTTAAATCTGCGAATATCGTTATTGTATTTTTCCAAGAATGTTTCTTTTACGAACTGATAATTAGGTTCTTCCAACACAATGTACGGTGTTGAAGAACCAGAAATTTTTCCAATATCTTCTTTTTTTACATATCCAATGTAAAGTCTTTCTGGAAACTGTGCTACTGCTCTGTACGTCTTTGGTTTCTCAATTACCTCGCATTCCTCAACTCTGACTTTAAAAACAGGGTCTCCGAATGTTCTAGTTTCCGGATTGAATTCTCTGTCATTGTCTAAAATGTAGAAATATAATTTCATTTTGCGTCCTCCTTATCGTTCGCTCTTTTATTCCATGTTTCTATTGCATATTCGGGATTGTTATAATGCCCTGTACCGCAAAGACAGTTACCGCATTTTACAAGATACTGAGCATTACCTAAATATCCCATTTCATCATCGGTAAAAATTTGCGCCTTTCCTCCGCAAAACGGACAAGGTTTTAATTCATTCATTTTGTGCCCTCCTTAATCTTACAAAAATCGCATTCAGTATTGCATTTTTTCCACTCGTCTGAATATTCTTCATATCCATCCGCTCCATTCAAATACTTATATGCAAGCACATTCATACATCTTTCGCAGGCCGTAGAATAAACAACGAGTGCTTCCTGTAGCGTATAATCTCCGCTGTTTACCATTGCCATTATGACATCTTGATTTCCACCTCCAATACTTGTGTGAAAGTTAATAAGTGGTGTAGTATCCGTTCCATAATCCCATTTTCTTCCCCATGGCTGCCACCACTTTCTTGTTTGGCTAGACCCACAATTAGTGCATATATGGCCTTTCAATCCCTTTATCAGACCTGTATCCTTTTTCCAATATTTTCTTTTGTGTTTGCACGTTTCCTTTTGAGATTTGTTATGTACTGCATAAATGCTTTCCGTTATTTGCAACGGGAAACAAGAATGATACGTTCTTGCCTTTTCCGGTGCTTCACACATTAAATCTTCTTTTTGATTAATCACATTTCCGTTTTCATCCTCGTACCAAATTCCTAATTTCAATCTTGCTTTATCAATATTCATTACTTACCTCACTTTCCCCACGTAAGTAACTGACACGCTATTGTGCAGTCCTCCATGATTTCAACCTGTTTTTTTGGCAACTAACATATCAACTGCGCCTTGTGGTGTCATGCTCTTTTTGTTTATCCAATAATACAAGGAATTTCTACTGATGTTATACATTCTCGAAATCTGTGACAGCGTGAAACACCCGGCATCGATGTCGTAGTAATGATTATTACGTTTGTTGTTTTCCTGTACTTCCATTGATACCCACCGACAATTATTCGGTTCATAATTACCATCATTATCAATGCGGTCTAGTGTCAAATTTTCTTTATACCCGTTTGCGTAAGCCCACTTTGCAAATTCTGCAACGCTATTCTTCCATTCTTCACAAACAGAAATCCCGCGGCCGCCATAATGTTCATATTCCCTGCAATTAGAGTTGTAGCATCTCTGTTTCATATGGCTCCATGTGACATGGATTCTTGTTCCTGTTAATCCATGTATTCTATATCTGTTGTGCTTGTTTTCCTCGTTCCAACAACCACACGATTTAGTTTGCCCATGTTTCACAGGATAAGCGTTGGTTACGACTTCTTTTCCGCAATCACATTTAAAAAGCCATCTTGCCCCACAACTTCCTTGCCCAATATACGATATTGCGGTTAGCCTATTAAATTTCATTCCGGTTAAATCAATCAGCCCCGATCTTGGCTTGACTCTCCCTTTTTCATCCCTTCCTATTGGATTAGGTTTTAATGACATTCGTTATTCTTTTCTTAAACTTAAAATCATTTCTGTTTCCTTAATATTCAATAAAATCAGATAATTCCATCTGACCAACTACATTATTGTCTTGCATCCACCATAGATAAACTTCTTCACCACAACTCCACTTGGTATCTTTTCCGCGCAGCTTGCGTTCCTCAATCATTCTGTCAAAAGAATGTATGTAGGCTTGCTTGTACTTTGGAAAATCATACATTTCCTTTTCCCTCTGCTTCTTTGATGCAAGTGGACAGCCTAGACAGCCTAACCTGTCATATCCGCATTGATACAGTTCGCATACCTGAACGTCTTTCTCACCAATGAACTGCCAAATATTCTGATCTGTCCAATCAATAATTGGATTGACTACTGTTTTTGCTTTCATCTGGCAATTTTCAAACAATCTTCTAGTATTATCATTGTCGGTGATAAGCATTTTCTCATCAGAAACACCGATGCTTTTGTTTGCTGTCTGTCCCAATACTTCAAACGGGCTTCTATTGCTTCTCTTACTGCTTTCAGACCATCTGACGCCTGTTGCAATCATTCTGTTGGGGTTCCCGCCTTCTTTCAGTTCTGAGCAACAATACCGAACGATTCTGGTAGGTGGCATTAGCTTTCTAGAAATGAGATTCCACATTGTAAGACGGTTTCCTCTCTCCCGTACATGATAATCAATCTCGCATTTGATGCCTTTGTCCGTCAATTCAGAAAACATATTCTTGATATGTCTTACTGTCTGCGGTGCATCAACAGTAGTATGCGAATTGTGAACCTCGAATGGGATTTTTGATATTCTGAATAGTTCCAGAAGTATATCCGAGTCCTTTCCGCCGGAATACTCACATACAAGTGGTTTATTATAATGCTTTAGTGAAATATCACTTGCTAGTTTCAATCTATCTATGGATTTTTCAATTAATTCTTTCACACGCCATACTACAAATATCCGTATGGCAATTTTACAATCTGCTTTATAGTCTTGGGAGTTATTACCTCTGACCGTTAGTCTACTCTGCGCTACGCAGGAGAACCAAGACATTCCAGTCTAGCATTTATCAAATTTTACCCAACCTATTCTGATTAGGCGGAACCTCGTTTCACGAGGATAAGTGTTATTCCTTTCTATGTTTAAAATTCATTTTCTCCTATCCAAACGCTACCTGCCCGTTATTCTGAACCTGGCACTACATTGTTTTCTCCGAATCCAAATTCCTTGTTAATATCAAAAGAATCAAATTCAATCTGTAATCCCATTTCTTCCTTAATTTCCTTATATGCTGCTTCAACGCCGATTTCCTCAACATATCTTTCGGCTTCGGTAATCTTATCAATGAAATTCTGGTTTGCTTTCTTGAATCCCCATGCTTTCTTGATTGCAATAACAGAAATTAAAATATTTGCCACAGCAATATAATCTTCTGCTTTCCACAGCTTTTCCTGAAATTCTTTAACTGTCTGTTCTCTAATCTCCTGTTCTTTTGAATCCAAATACGCTTTAAGAGATTCGATTCTTACGCCAGTCTGCCTGGAAGCCTGCTCCATTGTAAAACCAGTTATGTTAAGTGGCGCCGGGATTAAGCTTCTTTGATTTTTTGGCTTTTTAATCTTCAGTTTTCCCACTGACAGCCCTCCTTATGTTCTGAGTCAGAATGTCAAATTCCATCAACATCCTACGATCATTCTTGTTTGAGTATGCGATTGTTTGCTGCCCATCATATATGACCGCATATCTTCCGTTAATGTCATATGCCCCGCTGATTGCCTGCGATATCTGACTTCTTGTCTTTCCTGTCAATTCTGATATTTCAGCAAGCGTCAGCTCCCCGATATACTTTGAACCGTCGTATACGTCATACAGTTTCATGTTTCTTTACTCCTATCAGTTCGTATGTCCTGTGCGAACCAGTTCCGTGAAATACAATCAGTCCATCGTCCTCGAACTGCCTTAGATGCCTTTGAACAGCGCTCATACTGATATCTAGTTCCTCAGATATCTTCTTGGTTGTTGGAGTCCCTTTGTGAGACATTGCGTATTTACGGATGAAATAATAAATATCCTTACGGTTCTGCATCCATTGCATGTGTTTTTGATACCGTAATGCGTCCATATTCACGATTCCTTTACAAAAAATCTTCTATGCTTATCTGACTGTTTTCCTCAAAAACAAGCATTTCTTCTTTTGCTCTCTTAAAGAAATTTCTATCAATTTCAAATCCGAAAGCATTTCTTCCTATTTCATGTGCAGCTCTTAACGTTGTCCCGCTTCCGCAACATGGGTCTATTACTACATCTCCGGGATCAGTAAACGTTTCAATCAATCTTTTTAAAAGTTTGACTGGCTTTTGTGCCGGATGAATTTTAGGAATATCTTTTCCATCTTTCTCCCAATCGAACCAGTTAAAAACCATGTGCCCTGTACCTCTGATTGTTTTTCCATTTTCGTCAGTCTGAACGCCGTTCCTAAACTTAGGAAGCCTGTCTCTGTAAAACAATAATGCGTATTCCGTAGCTCCAACCACACGCATATTTGCTTTTAATACTTGAGGGCTGTAATTTTTTATGAAAACAAGTGGGATATAATGTACAAAACCATGTTTTTCAGCAGCTTTAATCAATGTTTGTGTTTGTTCAAACGAGCAAAATACAATCATGCATGGAGAATTGCTACTTCTTCCTCTTGGCACAGGTGTTGTATCTTCTTTTTTTAACATTCTTGAACAAAAGTGAAAGTATTCATATAAGTTAAAATTAAAATCTGAATTAAAGGCAGCTTTTCCTGCTAGTTTACTTTCACCATTTTTATTATCCCCCCCTACATACCACATAGGGTTGCTCCCGTAAAAATTATTCGCTACATTATACGGAACATCAGCTATAACGAGCTGTGCTCTTGGAATTGCATATTTCTTGTAATTTTGCATTGAGTCTCTGTATATTTCACATTTTAATTTCATATTTCAAAGAAGCCCGGTGCACCCTTACGTCACATGAAGGCAAGCTCCTTTCATTTTTTATTCGTACGTTTTCTCATCAATCAAGTTCTGAAACCTTTCAAAAGCCCGGATTGATACTTTATTATTCTGCTTCTCTGGTTTCAGTGAAACTTGCAAGTGTGTATCTATGATGTGTGAAAGTTCTCTGGCGAGGGATTTTTTGCCCTGCTTCAAACCATCGTAATAACCTTTTGCCAGTCTGTACTCATCAATCTGTTTCTTTCCTGCTCCCTGAGAGCCACCAGTCTTATTTCTAAGCTGATATCCCTGATCTGCAAGCCATTTGATGTAAAACTGTTCGGCTCTATCAAGGCTAGCTTCGGAAAAATTCTCACAGATCACTGTCCATCCGTAGGGATTGTTTTCTGAATATAAGCCATGTTTCTTAAGGCTCAAATCAATGTGTTGCTGATGTCCTGCACTGTGCTGGCACAATCTGGTGAGTATATGTTTTGCCTGCCCTGCATACCCAAACTTGAATCCGTCTTCATCAACTCTGCGTAAAATATAGACTCCCGAATTATCATTCAAATTTGGATTGAGCTTGAGCCATCTCTTTCGGTTCTCGGCTTCAATCGCCTTAGCTTTTACAAAATTTTTATAGTTACTATTCAAAGACTTATCACCTCGATTCATTTTCAGTGTGCCTTTGATACCATTATGATACCACTTCGATACCTGCATTGCAAGATAAAAATGATACCACTTTGGTATCTGATTGACACCGACAGGCAAAAATGCTACAATGTTCTAAAAACAAGGGAGGGATTTCACATGACCGTCAAGTCTGATAAGACCAGAACTAACATCACGTTCCCGATACAGCTTAAAGAACAGCTTGAGCAGATTGCCAAGCAGGAGAACAGGAGTTTTAATAATCTGGTCATTACTGTTCTCCAAGATTTTGTAAAAAGTGCCGATAAATAGTCGGTGCTTTTTATTTTTCCTTATACGGTTCCGCCAACGGCATCCATACCACAACCTTTCCGTTTAATTTCTTGTCTATCCTTCCGTAGCTGCATAGAACCTGCTTAACACATATCTTCTTCCTTTTAAAGTTTCGTATGTTACAAGGATTATAATGTGAATATTTTTTAATCTGGCATCAGGAATATAATTATCATTAACATAATTCGCTGGTATCCATTCCATTTTTACACCCCCAGTTCATAATTTGCGTCCATTCCAATGTCTCGGAAATTCAACATATCTGTGGTCTTCGAGGAAATTAATATATGTATCATTCGACATAACCATCACCATATTTGTTACACCAGGCGCATAAAAACTATATTTTTCCTCGCAATCTACATAAATCAGATTTCTTTCATTACACCAATCTTCAAGTTTCTTTTTGTCAAACTGATACGGTTGATTTACAAGTACAATTCTTTTCGTTCCTTTAGTCTTGAATATCGTGCAATGGTCTCTATCTGGAAAATTTTCACCATATTCTCCATGATAAAAGTTTGAAGTATTATTATACGTTTTTTCCCCAAACAACAACATTTCATAACTTCCAATTGGATATCCACCATACGACATCAAGTCGAAACCAAAATAGCCGATAAAATGATGGAAATTTGCCATTCTTAAAATATTTCCGTTATCTCCTTCAGGAAGACAAAATGGATATTCAATTTTATCCCATTTCATTTTTTCTCCTTTCAAAACGGACATAAATTCAAATCAACATCCAGTCCCGGTCTTGCGATCTGCACCAGAACATCATCTCCGGCGACGCCCTGTATCTCTTTCTGCATCACTTCCGGATTTCCCCATCCCTCTGACAGGTGGCACAGCGTTATGGTTCTGAGTGAAGCGGTCTTGTTCACTCGGATAATCTCTTTTACAGTAGATAAGCTGCTGTGGCCCCGGATGGAGTGTTCAAACTTAAATGAATCCTGCTCCGGCGATTCGTCAAGATGATTACATTCTATAAGGAAGTGATTTATTCTCATGTTCTTGAATGTGAACGGCAAATATGAGAAGTCTGTCGCATATATCAGCCGTCCGCATTCTTTGTGAGATATCAAGTATGCAAAGTTTGGTGTCTTGTCGTGCGGGACGTAGAAAGGCGTTGCCCGGAATGAACCTATGTCCTTCGATTTCTTTTCTGGTAAGCCAATCATCAGCTCTCCAGAGATTGTGTTTACACTCTCAACAGTCTCGTCATTAGTGTAAATCTGGATGCCGGACTGCATAAGATTCTGGAACGATTTCAGGTGATCCCCATGTCCATGGGTCAGCAGACAGCCAGAAACATCCGATATTCTGTAAGAGATTCCTTTTAAAATCTCTGAATACTTGCATCCACAATCCAAAAGCAAGATTTCGCCGGATTCGGTCTTGAGCGTATAGCAGTTTCCGAGTTGACTGCCTGTGTTTATCACTCTCATGAACATTTCGCCACCTCACTTTCAATACTCAAAATCCAAATTGCTTATGAAATTCACAATTTTCCCATCTTCGATCACAACAAATTCTGTAACAAATTCATCAACCTGATTAAGACCAGTTTCTATATATTCATCTTGCTTATCATCGTATTTTTCAAACCATCTTTCTACGCTGTCATCAACAGAAGTGTTCTTCATTACAAAATACGGTGTATCTTCCGATAACAGTTCTATTTCACTAGCAATCTTTTCGAATCTTTCAATGATGTGCTCTCTTTCCAGCACCGGGATATTATCTTCGGTGTCTCTGCAATAATTATTATTTTGCTTAATAAAGTCTCTTATTGCATTTGCCACACAGCTCTTATCTTTTGTGAAGAAAACCTGTTGTCCAGAAAATTCCCAGCAAATCCTGTCTACCGCATTGTCACAATTGTTAATTTCATTGTTTACTTCGTTCCAAAGAGAAGTATCATGAATGATATTTCTCTTAAATCCATGACTTATTAATTTACTTGGCGGGATATATTTTTCTGTCAAGACATCCCACACAATAGGTGCAAACAGCCATGAATTTCCGAACTCTTCTATAACCTCTCCTTTGTAATCCTTATCAATTCCATATAAACTGCTATAACTCATTTTTTATACCTCTCAATCCTTTGGAAATCTGAATACAATGTTTGCTGGTTCAAATTTCATATCTGGACTGCTAACCATGGTTTTTGAATCATCAAAACCTCTTGCAGCCATTTTTATAAATTCCTCGTAATCGTCATCACTCATTTCAACGTTTTGTGATAAAAACATTCCTGCATACACTCTATTTAACATTTCCATTGCTTTCTGACACTTTTCTCGGATTTCATAAACTGCCATCACATATGGGCTTTGCTGTATCCCTCCGGCAAATACTGCCTGTATGTAATTTTCCGAAACAATCAATGCTGTCATTTCATACGGAAGATTGATTTCTCCATTCTGGGATATAATCCTCATAGTTCTCACCCCGTTTCTCGAAATAGTCTTTCACTGACTCATAGTACGGGCAGTTTCTCACACCGCCCGATACAAGCCATATATTTTCCAAACTTTCCAGAATCGCACCGATCAAAATTGATGCAGTCGAAGTACATCATGTTCGATCATCTCCGAAGAATAATTCTCTCATGTCAACCGGTTCGTATTTCTTATGCAATAACTTCTTATTCTGTCTCGCCCCGTGTGGGTCATTACACATGAAGCTTCTGCATATCTCCGGTCTGACCGTATAAATCTCGCATTTATTATTCCTTTTTGAGTCATTCAAAAACGGACAGGTCAGGTCAAGTCCAAGATTCTTGACTGGATAATTGTGTTGCTGTTCCTTTATATGATTCTTTTTGATGTACCGTCTGATTTCTTTTATCTCTTTACTGGAAACTGGGAGCAGGGTGGAACAGCAAGCACCGCACCCTACACATTTTCCATTCTCCGTGTAGTCATAAATACCATTCTCCATATTTTTGAACGCTTCTGCTAATGTTCCTACCATATTAATGTAGCTTCCCTTCTACATTTCCTCCTGTTTCATAAAATCTGGAATGCTCGGCTCCTGTCCTGCTGCCGAAACTGATTCTTTCTCGGCAGTCTTTACGACTTCTGCGACTGTTGGCTGTTTGGGCTGTTCTTCAATTGCCGCTGGCTCATCTGGGATAAATTCTTCTGCATTTGCGTTCTGTTCGATTTCTTCCTGCACTTCTCTGTATGTGGCATCCATCATGTTGTATTCGTAAGCCTGCACTGGATTGTCCCATCTCTTAGGAATAGACTTCATAATGTTGTTTCGCATCTTACGAATAATCATTGATTCTCTGGACTGCGTTTCGTAATAAGACGGTGAAATATACGGTCTTAATTCCTCACAATCAATGATTGCTTCCAGTTCTCCAATGTCAGCGACCTTTTTCATGATCTCTTTTTTCTTTGCTTCAATTTGAACTTTCTGCGCATCTGTAGCTTTATATCTGTCTGCGCAAATTCCAAACGTTTCATTCTGGAGATTATTCTTGATGTGCGCTGCAAGATTCTTCAGTACATCTGCTCTTTCGCAAGAAAGATATTCAATGTGCCCGTCCTTGTACTGAATCGGATATACGATACGAACTACTTTGCCTACACCAGATTCTTCCCATTCTGGCGGCGTGATCTCTACGCCCTTATGTCTCGGCGGTGTATATTTGTCGCCCTCTCTAACTTTCCAGTACGGGAACACTTTAGCCACATTGACACCATATCTACTTACAAGAGCATCGTTTCCGTCACCCTCAATCGCAAATTCGATTTTCTTCTCCCACTGTGCCGGTTTTCCTTTTCCTGCTACGTTTACGTTTCTGATTTGGAAATAACACTCTCTCGGCTGTGCGTTTGCGTTCAGCTTTAATGCTGCTACTTTCTGCATAACAGACTTTAAGTTTGATGTGTTGACTGATTTCATGTCAGTTCCGCTTTCGTGAATCATCTGATAAATAGCTGCCATTGCTGACACCACGCATTCTTTTGAATAAGAGTCGAACTCCATTCCTCTTGTTTCCAAATCTTCTTTCATCAGGTCTACATAACTGTTTGTCCATACTGAAAGAGTGGTGTTGAATGTTTTTGTTTCTGCCATAACAATTCTCCTTTTCTATTAATCACAATAAGTTCTATTACAAAATGGACATCCTGTAATTAATTCCTTTGATGCTCTCTCAACAGAAATTCCATTCCGCTCTTTTCCGCTTCTTGTTCGTCCTTTTTCAGAATAGATATTCTGTCCGCAACTGAAACATTTTCCGCTCTGTGGCGCAAAATGCGGATAACCTTTTTCGGCACAATATTTTTCCTGCACTTTTGTTGCTCTTGAAATGTCATAAGTTTCTGCCATTTTTATTCTCCTTTTCTGATAATTATTAAACTTCCGTTACTGTCATATCCCCCTCGGCAACTTTCAAGAATATCAACTGTGCATCTGCCTTAATACCTGCCAGACTGCTGTTGTCAAGTTCTGCTGCGCAGTCTACGAATATCGGATAACTCATGCCGTAAAACTTCTGCAAACCATCCATAATGGCAATTTCCCCTTTCATCATGAGGGCTGTATTGGCATTCCCGATTAATTTCTTCCAGTTACCGTCCTTGTCCTGTACGTACCAGATGCAAGCATCTACGACTTCGCCGTTCTTCTGTGTATCAAACAGCTTCACTTTAACTCCGTCAAAATACTGGTTTACTGCATCTTCAAGGACTGTATTCTTCGCCATGCTCAGGGATTTCAGTTCATACAGAATCATCTGTGCGTCAGCCTTGCTCTGTGCGTACTGTTTCTGGCTTTCCTGAAGCTTCTCGATCTGTTCGTCAATTCGGACGTTGTTGTTGGCTTCTCCGATTTTCTGATTAACTGCTGCCAGTTCCTGTTTCTTGCCGTATAACTGCTCTGAAAGCTGTTTCTTTGCTTCTTCGCCATCGTCCAGAGAATTAATCTCCTGCTCTTTCTCTTTGATTGATGTAAGAATCTGCTGATATTCGGCATTCCCTGAGAAGTCTGGCTTTTCTGGTATAGCTTCCATATTCTTGTTTTCTGCATCCAACGAAGTTTTGATCTGCTCTAATTCATCTGTTAGTTTAGAAATTTCAGATGTGAGAGCTTCTTCCTGCTTATGCGCTTCTTTCATTCCGGCAGACGTTTTATTACCAGCCTGAATAACTTCATCAAGTTTACGCTTCTTGTCCTGTTCCCATTCTTCCTTAGCTTTTAACTGCTGATTGATTCTTTCCTGCTTCTTCTGCTCGAATCTGCTCTTTAACTGCTCAATCTGCTCTGATGGAAGATTCTGACCGCAAGTCGGGCAAATAGTCTCTGCATCCTTGAATGTCTCGGATTTAATGCTTTCCAGAACTGTGTTGTCCCATTCTGTGTCTTTGATTTTGGGATACCGTGTTCTGGCGTTCTGTAATTTTTCAAGAAGATCTTTTTTCTGTGCTCTCAGGCTCTCTAATGCAGAAGTCTTTCTATTCAACTCTGATGTTTTGATATTCCTGTCTAATTCAAGAGTGCTAACTTTATTGCAAACCGATGATTTCTGCTCTAACAAGTTCGCTTTAGCCTTTGAGTCTATCTCTAACAGTTTGGTTCTTAACCCTGCCAGTTCTGCTTTAATCTCTCCGGCTTTCTCGTTGCCTGCCTGCGCAATCTGTTTTTCAAGGTCAGAAAGCTGTTCCTGCAAAGCGTTCTTCTGCAATTCCAATTCGGCAACATCAGTGTCAACCTTTGACTGCTCCATGCCGATAATCTGGTTTGGAATGGCTTTCAACTGTTCTTCTGCCTTTTTCAGCGTTGCGCTGTTCATGGCTTTGATTTCGTCTGCCTTATAAGTTTCCAGAAGCGGTACCAACTCGGCACAGTCTGGAACCGTCTTGGCAATCTCTAAATCTGATTTCCCGGCACCGTCTGACATGGAAAACAGAATTTTTCTGGCATCTGCATCTTTCAGATCTGTGAAGATTTCCATGTGGGATAACATAAGGAAATTATCAAAATCAAATCCTCTCTCTTTTAAATCGGCTTTAAAGTCTCTTTCGGCTTTCGGAACGCCGTTGATTTCGTACTTGTTTGATAATGCAACCTTGCCCGGCTTTCCGTCCTTTGGCTTGCTTTCTGTGCGCTTCTGGAACTTTGCTACGCTTACAGGTTTCCCATCAATTACAAGGTCAACATCAACTCTTGGCAGACATTCTCTACCATCATCGGGTCTGATATCCGGGTTGCTCTTTAAACTGTAGTCCTTGTCACAGAACACCCACATAAAGGCATCTGCCAGTGTGGTTTTCCCGCATCCGTTCTTCCCAGAAACAATTGCTCTGTGTCCGAACCCTATTTTCTTTTCTGACTGGCCTTTAAAATCGGTCAATCTAATTTCTCTTACTTCGATTTTCTTCATATTACAAAATCTCCAATCTTTTTACTGATACCTCCAACGCGGTTAACCATGATTGACTCTGGTCCGACCACAGTTCCCGGCTTTGAAATCTTCCGCAGAGTTTGATTTTTGCTCCCTTTTTCAGATTTTCTACGGCATCTGCGTTTTCCTCCCAGCATAAACAACTGATTGCGTCTGATCTGGTATATCCGGCTTTCTTCTTTCTGTTTACTGCCAGAAGTATTCTTGCCAACTTCCTGTCATTGTTTGTGCCAATCATCTTTATTGTTGGCTTTTTAATCAGATATCCAGTCAGATAAACTTCGTTTGCATCGTGTTCTTCCAGTCTTTCAAGGTACTGAATGTCCATTGCTCTTACATATGCTGTAAGGCTTTTCTTACCATCTTCCCGGACTGTACGGCTTCGCATTTCACCATATACACTGGCAATCAGCTCTGTTTCTCTTGAAATCATGTATTCTGGTGCAATAATTGGAAGAATGTCATAGGATGCATTCTTTCTGAATATCGTCATTCTTCCTTCATACATCTTGGTTCCGCCGTATTCTTCATGTGAGAACACGAACCCTGCCGGAATGTCACCAGATAAAAGTACCTGGTTTTCGTCACGCATCTTCATGTGGTATATCACCTTCTTTCAAAATCTTTGTCAGCATCAAGCCAAGTGTTACGACTGTTTCTCTGAGATTCTTGTTTTCGGCTTTAAGTTTCTGTCTTTCTTTCTCAAGGTCGGAAATAATCTCACTTGCAAGTGTTGGTGTTTCTGTGTTCTGGATGTGTGTTTTAGACATAAAAAATGCCCTCCTAAATTATTTATTGATAAATACAGGAAGGTGTGTTATACTTGCCCTGTATTTAACTTAGCCAAATTAAGTTAGATACGCGGCTCTGCGCGGTATGGTGGTACCCGCAGGGCTTTCTTACTCTTTATCTGCTTCTACAAATTCGCCGTTAATGAGTTTATAGAATGTATCTGGCTTAATCTTTTCACCGTCAACTTTTGCACTTTTTACATCTACGATGTGGTATTCGCCGCCCATCTCTTTGCATTCTGCCAGTACAATAAAGCATCCAAGTGAACCTTTAGCCTTAGAATTGTATCCAATGGCCATTGCAACGCTTTCTTTTCCTTCTACTGTTGCCGCTGAGCAGTCTCCGGTGTTGGTTGCCGCTGAGCGGTTTCCGGTGTTGGTTGCCGCTGACCAGTCTCCGGTGTTGGTTGCCGCTGACTGGTCTCCGGTGTTGGTTGCCGCTGAGCGGTTTCCGGTGTTGGTTGCCGCTGACTGGTCTCCGGTGTTGGTTGCCGCTGACCAGTCTCCGGTGTTGGTTGCCGCTGACTGGTTT